NGTAACTGTTTATTAATTTTGGTTCCAAAAAGTCTATTATGAACTACAGCGAGAGGAATAGATAGTATGACTAAGCCCTGCAAAGAATTCATAGTTCGTCTTAATCGGCCAGCGATACCAACCGTTCCTTGGACTTGTGAACGATGCAATGAAGAGAGGCTTTTTAATCTCAAGACATACCTGCGTATCGTCGGCGGCAATTTAATGAGCGTTTGTTCTAAGTGCACAGCAGAATTAGACAATGACAAGAGATGAGAGGAGCAGAGAACATGACCGAACTTGACTTGGAGGCAATCAAAGCGCGGTGCACAGGACCGAACATCCGCATCTATTCGTCTGACGAAGTTCAGATGTTCATCGCCCACGCACGCACCGACATACCGGCATTGATAGCAGAGGTGGAAAGGTTGCGCACGGCCTTGACGAAGGAATCTGATAGAGCAATCAAATTACTTCGCCGAATTGATGGCTATGAAAATCTAATACAGAAACTCGACTGGAAATAAGCCATGAAACACCATGCCCGCACCGACATACCTGCGCTGGTGGCAGAGGTGGAGAGGTTACGCGAGGCCTTAATGAGGGCATACGGCAAAATAGGTGAATTGTATGATCAGATCGGCGATGAGGCTTTCTGGGCAGGGACCGAATGACAAAATCCCTACGCGATATTCTACCTCAGCTTGAAATCAACTGGCTCCTCCCCGCCTGGTTACTGACCGCCATCGTCGGCGCAGCTATAGCCGAAATCGTCACCATCGGCCTCGGCGTGCGGCAAACTTATGACCTGAGCATTGGCTGGGTCGTCGGTGTCGTCATCGCTTCATCACAGGCAATGGGCAGCATGATGTGGGCCAGGGCGAGCCAACATAATGCAAGCCGAAAAGTGCTATACAAGTCCATCGGGCCGAAAGGCGACAGACGTTCAATAGAGGATAAAGTAAAGTCCGAGCCGCGCCTTAATGTCGTCTTGCCGCTGGCTGTGTCCATCCTGGCCGGTGTCGTCTCGGCCTGGGTGGGCTGGTATCTCTACGCTGGGAAGAATACACCTGGTCTGGGTGCGGCACTGGCCGTGGCGTCACCTATGGGCAGTGTGGCCGCAGCGATGCTGAACGGTGTATTCGCCTATGGTGAGTCAGCGGTCGCAACGTGGCGCAACGAGCGCAAGGTTGCGCAAGGCATGCGCAAGACGAGCGCAAGCACTGCGCAAGCCAACGCAAGGCGTGCGCAAGCCGAACGCAACGAATTCGCATTGCGCTGCTGGTGCGGCAAGGGCGTGCGCAACCAAAATGGTCTTGCGGCGCATAGCAAAAAACACCTGCGTGAGGTTGCGCAAGCCAGCGACGCAGTGAACGCAAGACAACTTTTGATTGCGCTATACCCTGGCGCAAGCGTGCCGCAGGTTGCGGAAATTGCGGATATGAGACGGAAAGTGGCAGGAAAGGAGACAAAGTGACCGCTATACGAGGCATCGGCTGGGCATGGCAGCCAGAAAACAAAGAGGAGAAACTGGCCAATCTCGCCACTAGGCTAAACCTGGCGATAGAGGAATTCCGAAAACGTTGGGGCGACGTCATGCCGCAGTTCTGTTTCACCAGCGAGGAATTGCCGGACGAGATGCCTGACACGGCAGTGCCAGTTTACTACAATCTCAATGTGACGCCGTATCATTTATGGTTGGAGTTTCCGGAGGGATTTGATTTTAGAATGACAGGAAGAAAAAAGGCTAGAGATGACAAAGAGCAGAATTAAATTGAGAAAAGTCACCGTGCGGTGTCCAAGGTGTGGTGAGAGTCAGACGTACCACGTCCCAGACGAGTCAACACAGAGAGATGGCGATTCTTTGACCTGTGCTAAATGTCTGGCAAAGATGGACAGACAGAAAAGAGGAAAAAGATGACGCTAACAAAAGTGAAAGTTAAAGAGATAGAAACAAGCTTTTATCAAGGCGTCAAAATTAGGCTAACGAAACGTGAGGGCAAGTTTGGCCACCCCGACTATGGCTATAGATTGCCGAGCGGTGCCTGGGGCGCCGGCCCTGACACGAAGCAAGGCGCATTGGAGGCGGCTAAACAGGCTATCAGGGAAGGCAAGAGATAATGACGACGAAAATCGAGTGGGTCGCGAGGCCAGGAACCACACCGGAAAGCTGGAATCCAATTTCGGGCTGTACTAAATTGTCTGAAGGTTGTCGCAATTGTTACGCCGAACGCATGGCACGCCGACTGGCAGGACGGTACGGCTATCCAGAAATGCCGCACCATTTTGACGTGACGTTACATCCTGATAGGTTGGAACAACCATTGCATTGGAGAAAGAAACGTACAGTTTTTCTCTGCTCTATGTCTGATCTCTTCCATGACGACGTGCCGTTTGCAGATATTTGGTCTATCTGGAAGATCATGCGCGATTGCCCGCAACACACTTTCCTAATTCTAACCAAACGTCCACGGCGAATGGCCAAAGATATTCCGATGTTTTACCATGCAGGCGAAAAGCCATTGCCTAATGTCTGGCTTGGCACAACCATTGAATTGCCAGAATATAGCTACCGCGCTGAGTATCTCAGGCAGACGCCCGCTGCGATGCGATACATCTCTTTTGAGCCTTTACTGAGTTCTTTTGCCGATTATCCTGGCGTACTGGATGGAATGGATCAAGTGATTGTTGGCGGAGAAAGTGGGCCACAGGCGAGGCCGGCGCATATAGACTGGGCGCGAAACCTGAGAGACCAATGCAAGGCAGCAAATATAGCCTATTTCTATAAACAGCACGGAGCATGGATTCATCAATCCCAATGGGCGAGTTATAATTTTCAAGAACGAGAACTAGGGACATGTTATCACTGGCCTGATGAGACCTACAGTTATCGCGTCGGCAAGAAAGCCGCTGGTCGCCTGCTAGACGGGAGAGAATGGAATGAGTTTCCAGCAAGCCGTTGAACGAATTAAACGCAAATTGCAAAAGTTTATGTTTACACAACTGAGTAGCCAAGACTGGGACAATGTTGTCTACCATGCTCCGCACTGGCAAGTCCTACTACAAAATATTTTATGGCGTTTATGGAGCATTGCACATCACTGTGACTCTTGTCACAAGTGGATGTTTCTCACAAGATTTAGGAACCACGCTGGCTGTACGAAGTTCACCAATCTATCAAAACGATTGGATAGAGCATAGAAAGGGTAAACAAAGTGTTCAACTTGCAATTCGCCTCACCAGTTCTAAAAGAAGCAGCGCGACTAAAAGGTATAGAAGCAGGCAAGAAGAACGCCTGGTTTGCTCCAGTCTTTAAGTGCACTGCTATCGTCGGAGACGATGAATGTACTGGCATACTCATCACTGCGCTTGAACTGGAGCGCATCCGCTGTCTTATTCGGAGGAGATAGAATGAATTCCCAAACGAAAGATGAGACTTGCAATACTCTAGACCAAGAGCAGAACTGCTACGCTTGTATTCACTACAGCCTTTGCTATCTGCGGCACAAGATTCGTGCAATCATGGTGGACGCCGGTGGATGTGGGATGCTCAATACAGACGCTCGCTTGGAAGGTATTCCCACATGGCAAGTCATCTTTGCGCTGGTCGGGAATATTTGTAAGCAATTTGAGAAACTTGAGACAGAATAGAATGAATTCCTGGACAATGAAAGGAGCTAGCCATGTATTCAGTCCGGTACCATTGTGATAACTGCGGTAGAGTATTCTACAAAGAATTCCCGCAGAGAACCTCTGCGCCGGCCACGATCTATTGCATCTATTGTAATCGCTGGACCGCAAGTAGTTGTCAGACAACGGGAAAGGATACGTCAAGTAGTATGAAGCCTAGAGAATGGATAAAGTGGTTTCGCCGGCGAGAATCGTTGAAAGGAGGTCAGGAGAGTAAAGATGAACACAAAGATGAATCCAGACGTTAAATTAGTCATTGGCCGCCATCCCTACGGTTTGCTCAAGATGGCCGGCGCGAGACGATTGACTATCGCACTATCGCCCGACGGCGCGGCAGAGTTAGACCTGTTGGCGACGTGCAGCAAGTCAAAAGTGGTTGACGTGGCCGTGAAGGTGTTGAGCAGGGCATTGGTGGGTGAGAACACCGTGGCTATCGAATTGGTTGATTTAGCCCGACATAATCATAATGCATCTGAGCAACTCTATGCCATAGCCGCCAACTTTTTCAACCTGGCGCAAGAGTTGGAAATGCAGGCGGATAGGATGATGTTGGACTTGTCGCCAGAATAATTATGTCCATTTCGTGATAGTATTTTTCAGCCATCAACATACCAGTTTAGACCAGTTTTGCCGGTTTTGCTTGACAAAACGGGGAAAATGGTGTATAATTTAGGTGAGGTTGAGGACTTAAGATAACATAGTAAATGAAAGGGGTTAGTCTGATGGGAAAGAAAAAGCCGACTTGGTTAATACGAGGTGTTCATGCGAAAGAGAAAAATCGGACATTATATGCCTCGGCTGGCGAGGCGAAAAAAAAGCTCAATCGGGAAGCAAAATATGCAGCAAGCGGACGCAATTTCTGGACGAAGCCCGCATCGGACGAGGAAATAGCTCTTCTGACGAGAATGAAGATAGCAAAGCTTTCTCTGGGCCTCATCAGGGCAACGACGGAACATTATGTCGCGCAGATTTACAAAGATGGTGTGGGGTCGCGCAAGTTTACGGCCAGGGGTCGAACACCGACAGAATTGATGCAGGCAGTGCTGGAGTACAATGCACCGGCAGAGATGGTGAGTGCCTAGACACAGGAAGGCTAGCGCAATAATTTACTTTAGACAGATTTTAACAATTCCATAATCAACATTCCCGTCTGGCCTCGTTCACCGGCTAGCCACGTAAACCGCTCCGTGCGAATCGGAGAGGCGGCGAACGGGCGAAGGTTGTAAAAACGCACTGGCAGAGTCGTGCACGGGAGCCGGACTGAGCCAAACATACATAGACCGAAACTGGCTGCTCCCAGCCGCTCGCCGAGATACGCAGTGGGACACCGACCGGGATATGGACGAGGCTGGATGGGAGTGTTGGTTACCAAGGAGAGACAACTAAGATGAAACCACCCAAAGCACTTCCAGATCCCGATGTAGTAGACGGAGAGATCGTCAAGGTAGAAAAGAATCCCAGACCAAGTGACAACGAATGGGATTGTGGGCATGGGGACGAAATTACTCATATTGATGAGTGGTTTGAGTACGACTAAGTGAGGTAGTTATGAACACCCAGGAGCCTGAACACAATGTAGTTGAAACCACCAGACTTAAAATTCATAGTTGGCAAACTGTGGTGGACGGTGGCTTTTCGTTGCAGGTTGTCAAGGATGATATTATTGTATCGGTTTCGCTGGATGCATTATTGGACAAAACGGAGAAGAAAAATGAACATTAAGAGTGCAAGGAATGTCAAAGAATTTGTCCACGTACTGAAAATGGACGGTGCAGGCCGACCTATCAAAAACGACGACGCAGGCCGGCCGACGCGCTTTTATGTGCCTGGTCACGAAAAGCGACACTACGAAGTCTCATTCAGCCGCAACAAGCATCTTAGTGCCTATTGCTTCCGACAGGATGATGATAGCGGCGACGCCTGCCACGGTAATAGTCACGCTGTCTGCTACCACGTCCGGGCAGCCTGTCTGGTGGCCGCCGAAGTCCAGGGCAAGGAGTTGTCCTGGTGCAACGACCAAGCCGACGCCGAACGATTAGCCAGAGTAGGTGGCGAGACATTCTCCGTCAAGTCTGCCCAGTCGGGCATGTCGGCCTGGGGTGTCATGCGCGAGACCAAGCCTGACCTAGCGACCGCTATCTCTACCTATGAAAGGATGGCGGGGTCGCTGCTCATCGGTCAGGGCAATAAATCTGAGCTAGAACTGGCGGCTGCCGGCTTGAGCAAGAATGAGTTAGTCAAGTTGGCAATTGAGAAAGCCAGCGATAAGCAGCAGTGGTATAGCGGTGAATCGCTGTGGTTGGCAGAGGATGCGTTTCTTTCCAATGACAGTGGTTTTGTCAGACTATACCAGACGTATCCCGATGAGAAGTACCCGAAGTATCCGCAGTCCAGGAGTTTAGCCATAGTCTTCTGGCTGGACCCGAAAGCGGGCTGCTGGCGGAGATATACGGCGGACAGAGCCATGAGTGAGTTATTTGACGACCACGACAGCGCGATACCGGTGCAGCGCACACGCGGTCGTAATAAGTTATTCAAATAGATGCATTTATATAAGGAGATGATATGAAAAATATAATCGGGATCGTGGCATTACTGTTGATCATAATTGTCCTGATGACTTCCCCTGCATTGGCAACGACTCATTGTGGTGTCAGCGAGAGGATCGTCCTGGAGAACACTACAGATATCTCCATGACACATGCCTTCACAAGAGGATCACATGAGGGATTCGTGATAGTAGAGCCAGGACAAATCATCACAATAGATTTAGTATGGTGCGAATAATAACAAGGAGGCGTGGTGCCTGAGCTCTGGGAGCTTCTAATCCACTTCGGTAGCGAGGTAGTGCATACTGTCGTTAGGGCCCTGAAAGAGTTTAGAAAAAGGAAAGCTAACTACCGCTTTAACGATGTCATGGCTCGGCTCAGTGAGGAACAGCAAGCTAGACTGGCCACTCTGAAGGCCAGGTACGGTAAGGGTGAAGATGCCGACTCTAAGCGCGAACGACTAGAAGAAGAGCATCGCCGGCGCATGATGGGTTTTTACACCAAGTCTGGCAGGGAGCAAGAGCGCAAGCGATATGAAGAGGCTCTTAAGAAACTAACATACCAGGAAGAAGAGAGGGCACTCCTTGAGGACTTCCGAGTTGAGAGAGCGGCTATTGAAGAATCTATTAACAAGCAGTAGCAGGCATCAAGCCCTGCGCCGCTCGTAACTGGCAGGCGGGTACAAATCCAACCAGCATCCCTGTCAGGAAGTCAGCTCAATGAAACCCGCCTGCCAGCATATTGAATTCAATGGAGGCAACAAGTGAGATATATCAAGAACCATAAAGCGCAGTGTCGATCAAACATGATGCAACAGGCAAGCACCGCGGAAGCTGCCGTGATGCATGACTTGAACATCGCAGCGACGAGTATCAGTAAGCTATCCTCTGAAAAGCAGGCAGAATGGGTAGTGTATCTGCTGGAGGTACTAGAAGGAAAGACTGAAGTAGAACTGGCAGAGCATGTGTTGTTTGATGTCCGACAGGCCATCTCTGAGCGGATGGCGACAGGACAATGGTAGACAGAATTCATCTTTTCTCCTCCTTTGTGTGGGCGGGGTCGGTGAGGGGTCGCCGGCCTCGCCCTAAGCTCAGTAAAAATGGAAAGGTGATAAGTAGAAGATGGATAAGGAAAAAGCTAAGAAGAACGAATACCTACTCACGAAAGACCACTGTGTCGGCAATTATCCTTCTGCAAAACGTCCTTTACTTGAGCAGGCGATCAGGGAAACGGGCGCATCTGTCCGGATCAAAGACACGGCAACCGATGCTCGTGATCGTGTCGTGCCAGGGCGGATTTCCGTTTGGACGACAGAAGTCAATCTCTCGTCTTTCTGGGTTGTCTACAAACGCCTTGTGACAGAATCGGAGAAAGACGAGAGATGGTAAAGTGCACGAAGTGCAAGTCAACGAACATCAACAAGCGAACCGTCGTAAGCGCAGGTAAACGCACGGCGAAATACGTATGTCTCGACTGTGGCCACGAGATGGCGGCGGAGTAGAAATGAAACACTTTTGTGTTTGTAGGCAGTGCGAAAAGGTAGTGAGCGCTGTTCGGTCGTCCACGAAGACCGAAGACGGCGACTACCGAATTGAATTCAAGTGCCCTCATTGCGATAAGGTTTTGTTAACCTATCGGACTGCACAAAACGATGGCTAACGTAATTAAAGCTATCAAACGTCTATTGCAGAGACTTAGACGAAAACCAATCGTTACCACCCAGGCATATGCACTTTTCAGTCATCCTGCCTGGTGGGATGAGAGATGGACATGGTTATGAATAGGTGGCAGCGATTCCATCTTTGGTTATTGGACAAAATAGCCATTCGAGATGAACTGAGAACATATCTGGGCCACGGGGACTATGCAACCGAGCGCGGCTGGTGGTTTCGTGGTAAGTGGATTTCCTATGATGGATGGTTTACTGGCAAGTCAGATTCTCAAGCCAGGCCACAACTCACGGAATGAGAAAAATCAACATGCCTGAAGAAACGAAGTGGATTTCCGTAAAAGAAAAATTACCGAAGCCTACCGGCCTATTTTTGGTGCTGGTCACCGGTTCTACAGTGCCAGCACTGGCAATATTCACAGGCTGGCGCTGGAAAGTGCAACCTCTCTTTGCCAAGTGGTTCACGACCAAAGACGGAGTTACACATTGGCGCAAAATAACTTAACAGCCGATGTGTGTCAAGGTGCTGAATTGACAAAGCTGCGAAAACCGCTATAATTGGAGTGTCAGACTAAGCACAAAGGGGCGGTTTGTTTTTATAGGATCACAATGAATATTGTGGACGAAGCGCCCTTATCATGTGCGGTCGAGAAAGGATCGCCCTGCTTAGTCTGACACCTTAGCAGCCATGATAGGGGCGTTTTGTCATGAAGCAGTGCACAAAATGTAAAAGAGTTCTGGACGAAAGTGAATTTCATAAAGATAAAACTCGCAGAGATGGATTGCAGTATGCTTGCAAGAAATGCAGGAAACATTACACTTATCCTACGACTTGGCGGATATACAGAGAAACACATCGGGAGGAAAGAAGGACTTACCAAAAAACCTATGATGCTGCACACCCACTTTCTCTAGTTCGGCGTAGGGAAAAATATTATAGGTATAAAGATCGGGATCCAGAAAGATATAAGGCTGCAGATCGGGCCAGGGCCGAACGCCGCCGTGCGCGGAAAGCAGCCCTGCCAGCAACCCTGACGGATATAGAGTGGCAAAAGATTCTCCGACAATATAACTATAGATGCGCTTATTGTGGAACAGTAAGCTCATTACAACAAGAACACGTGATACCCGTTACACAAGGCGGCGGGTATACTGCCGATAATATTGTACCAGCTTGTGCTCTCTGTAATAGAAAAAAAGGACCAAGAACGCCAGAAGAGGCAGGAATGGTTTTGAGAAAAATATAGTGTGGTTCAAGCCAGGCCACGAATTGACGTGGCGTCGTCCGGGATGGACACAATTCCTGAGCCACTGGATGATCGGTAACGGGTGGTACGGCAGGTGGGGCTGGCGGCGACCGGTACACCGACCACATAAGCAGGACTACGACAATATGGAGGATATTGTGACAGAGACAGAGGTAATTGACTTAGGCTTTTGTCCTCGATGCAAAGAGGATTGGCCCATAATGACGAGAGAAATCGATGGTATACTTTTCTGTTGGCTCTGTTCATTTGACATAGAAGAGGAGCCGATGGAGCGCAAACGGTGGGTCAGATGGGCAAGAGGGCGCGTTGAAGAACAAGGATAAACAGGACTGCGGCGGCGCGGAGTGGATTAACCGCTTAATGGACACGCTGGACTGGTAGACCCACTACGGATATGCCTCGCGCTGTCCGTCAAACCCCATGGTGGCGTCATGGCCATGACGCCACGAAGGGCCAACGTGGGAGCAGGTGAGAGACCTGCCCGCAGTCTTGATTGATAGAAAGAAGTAGTAATGAAATACATATTGCTGTTTGTATCATTAGTTGGGGTCCTGATATGTGTGACTCTGATCTATGCTCAGGAATCCGAATTCGAATATTCAACGTTCTTGCCTTTAGTACAGCAAGATTCAATTTCATCTAGCCTGCTAGTCCATCCGTACATCGGCGAAACTACCACTACTTCGGTGGTTATCTCTTGGGCCACAGAAAACATAGGGACTGGTAAAATACACTACGGCCTCGACCGAAGCTATAGTAATGTAGCCATCGCCACTGGCAACACCTACGATGGCAAGCATTGGCACTCGGCCACTATCAGTGGTCTGATGGCAGAGACCACTTATTATTACAGGGTACACATTGATGATAACGATGTAACGCCTTGGCCGGAGATCGCCTTTACCACCGCATCTGATTCCACAGCAACACAGCTCGCCTTTGTCGTCCTGGGTGATAGCCGGCCTTATGATGTCAGCTTGCCACCAAGCCCAGGTGCCCAGAACATGGCGGCCGAGATAGAACAACACAGTTTTGACCTGGCTCTTCATACCGGCGACATCGTAGACAAGGGCGGCAATTGCTCTGGTAGCGACAGTTCATGGGATCAATATACCTGGGCTTATTTTCAGCTTTACCAGCAAATCATGGGCGATACCGCCTTCTATCCCAGCGTGGGGAACCATGAATTGGGTGGCGGTAGCTGTGGATACCAGGGCTACACTGACGTCTACTACCTGCCGGGTAATGCGCCTTTTGGCCACAAAGAGGAGTACTATTCCTTCGACTGGGGGAACGCTCATTTTGTGGCATTAGACACAAACCAGGACTATGGCACCGGCAGCACTCAGTACAACTGGCTGGTGAACGATCTGCAAGCCAGCACACAGCCCTGGAAGTTTGTCCTCTTCCATCATCCAGCCTACAGTTCCGGCAGCCATAGTGGCAGCACGAGTGAGATACAGACCCACCTGGTGCCAATCTTCGAAACTTATAGTGTGGATGTCGTTTTCAATGGACACGATCACCATTATGAGCGAACCTGTCCTATCCTCAACAACACCTGCACCACCCTCCAGGACGGAGGTGTAGTTTATTATGTCACGGGCGGAGGCGGAGGTCCTCTGCTCTCAGCCTTCGGTGATTGGTTTACACTCTTTTTCAATGACGACCTCAATCACTTCTTAGAGATAAAAATTGATGACTGCCGGCTGCGTCTGGACGCAGTAGATACTGATGACAATATCTTTGACAGCTACGAGATTGACCGCTGTGGTGATCTTGCCCCGACGCCGCCCGCCCGCGGCTCCATAAACTGAAAGGAGATGATATGACCAAGCAAACTCTACGTTCTCCATGGTTCATCTTGCTATTGATCTTAATTTTAGCATTCCTACTACTTGGATGTGGTGACCCACAAGAGAAGTGCTACCACATCAAAATTCGCAAGTCGTGGTTCTATTGCGATAGATACGAGTGGGTCACTCCCTCCGACTTGCGGATGCACGGGTGTTCGGGCCACTCGGGGACCGTGACAGAATGGGGCGTTGATTCTGCCGACGTGTACATCAAGAGTTGCCCATTCAAATAATACTAGAAAAGGAGAAAGACAGCCATGAAACGGACCAAGGTTCGATCCGAAGTTCACTCACGGGAAGACATACAAAGTGTGCTCAATGGTATTGATAAAGCCAACAAAGACTTGGCGGATAATTTCCCTGACCATCCTGGCGTTGCCATCTTCAGGAAGGGTTTTTTGACAGCCTTGTCAGCCGTGGAGCAAGTGTTGGGAACACGGCAGGATACTGGCAGCAAGAAAAAGTGAGACAGACTGCGGTGGCGTTGGCAGACGCCAGGGTGTGGGCGCGCCAGGAACTGCCGACCTGGCGAATAATCTCACGAGTAGCGAAAGGGAGCCGGCAGGGTGGGGTAGCCGGCCCGCAGTTCTGACATAATTACTAGAAGGCGCAAGCTCAATGAAAACATTTCTAATACTTCTGCTATTGACAATATGTGTACTTGGCTGTGGTCTTCTACTCCTCAGCCCTGTTTCTTAAACAAGAAACTCCTGGACTACTCGTGACGGGATACTCACGGGGCTGGAGTAAAGCAAGGGTGGGATAGCCAGCTTGACGGTAGTCTGGGAAAGCAAAATGGGCTGCGGTGGCGTGGAGGAGGATTAACTGCCTAATGGACACACGAAACCTTGAAAGGCAAAATGAAAGTCACATTACTTGATACACAAACAGGAAATAAAAGAATGTTTGATTCAAGTTTTTCGCCATTTTGGTGGGCGGAAGGTAACGGTGCCTGCGATTGCAATCGTGCAATAAAAATGGGTTGCGATGAAGAACTTGATAGAGCAATGAGAGAAGATTATCCAGAGATCGAGGAATGGCAATCGTACTGTTACGGCGCTAGGCGTATTTTAATTATTGAAACAGATTGCGATGAATATTCATTAGAAGAGTTTAATGCTAACTATCCTGATGAGTTGAAGGCAGCATACCTATCACGTCATATTACGGAGGAGTACAATGAAACGTGTATGGCACAGGGAGGAAAAGGTAAGCCATGAGTAATAGTAACGTCGTCCTGGAGGCCAGTGACAGACTGCGCCAACTGAGTTTCAATGCATTGGCTGACAGATTAGAAAGCAATGAAAAGGGTACGATATCCGAAGCAACGATTGTGCTGTACGAACACTATTTTTACCAACTTGCAGACCGCCTGGCGGCTTTAAGTCATGAGGAAAATCATGTACTGTAGAAATTGCAAGGCTGAGACTGATACTGTAATACGAAAGGTATCCGCCTCTAGTGCCATACAAAAGCGGCAGTACATATGTACGAAATGTGGAGCACTCAAACGGGAGGAACACATCTTGCCCAACCTTGATAGCCTATTCAAGCGAAGGAGGTCCAGATGAGCATGGCATATAGTGAGTTTCCGGGCGCGACCGGACGACACGGGCGAAGTATTGACAAGCCAGCAATCAAATTTGCAGTCAGGACGGCTATAGCTCGGCGCAAGCGAGCGAAGCAACGGCGACATTCTAGCAAATTCAAGCGCACCAGGCCAAAACATTCGCGCCGTCATGTCGTGAGATCAAAACGGCATGCGCACTCGGCGCATCATTGAGAAAGGAGAAGGCAACGTGACGAAAAGAAAACCGAAGGGTGGGTCAAAACCAATCAAACAGACGACGCCGAAGGGCGGCTACGGGAAAAAGCCAAAATGACTTGGAAAGGTCGCAAAAATGTCTAAAGACGAGATTTGTCCGAAATGTGGCACGAAGATGAATCCTGTTGAAAGCTCGACCACCGGCAAGGTGTTTAAGCATGTTTGCCCAGAATGCGGAGTTGAAGTGGCGAGCTTAGCAGGACACGAATGGCCGATACCGTCCGAAGACGACTAGACAAAGGAATAACGATGACGACGAACAGACAGATAATTTTAGCAACACGCTACATGGAATGGGAGCGCGCAAAGGGCAGCCTAAACGCGATCCTGGCGTCATTTTGTGATTGGGACTTTCACTTTCCTGTTTCGCGCAACAGCAAGGATGTATCGTATGCAGAGCTAACCAAGATGGTAGAGAAATTCGTCAAGGAATTCGGCGAAGCGGCTGCACTAGATTGAATTTAAGTAGAGGATAAAAATGCTGTGTAAGAAATTTAGGTTGCTGTTGTTAATTACGTTTGTAACGTGTATCTTAGGTCTTAGCAATGTGTTAGCAAACGAACCCACACCTTGGCCGACGAAAACTTGGCCCACAGGCGAGACGAGAGTTTGGCCTACGGCGATGCCTACGGTTCCGGTGACGGTTGTGCCTGTGAGAACATTGATGCCACCGGTGAGATTAAGCATATATCTGCCGATTGTCGTGAGAGACCAGGCGAGCTCAGGGTATGACGGCCAGGTTGACAGGATAGGCGATTCGTGATAGAATAACCTCGGCGGGCCCAGGCCCGTGGCGGCGGGAATGGCGCACCCGTTGCTTAATAAATAAGATTGACGAGAAAGGTTGGCAAATTGATAACACAGCACAATACTCACTTTATTAAAAGACGTCTCTTGGTGACGACCCCTTTTCTCGTCAGGGGTTCGCCAGCCCCCTTCTTGCCAACCGGAGGGGCCGTCACCAAGAGACGTTTTGCGTTTTAGGAGACTAGTATGGCCGAGATGCTGCGTGTCTATCCTGCTTACATCAAAGGCGGCCCAGAAGAAGTACTTGCAACTGATGAAAAATTCATCAAAGTTTGGGCGGCACTAGGAGACTCCAGGACAAAAGCAATAAACCGCATCTTCAGGGAGGGTTTGAATTTACTTGCCAACTCCAAAGAATTAGAGGGCAAGATAGATAAACGAGCTTTTGCAATATCTAGAAAATGGCTGGAGAAGCAAGCCAGAGTCATTGAAAAGGGACAACTTGAGTACATCTACGAACAAAGCACCCTAGAAGAATTCAAACAGTTCTGTGAAGAAAACGAGATAGACCACGAAAGCTTTCTTGAGAATTATCAGCTTCAGCTACCCACACCCAGAGCAAAAAGCAAGGTTATGGAGGACTGGATCGGCTATACACTGGCCGGCGGCATGGAAGTTGAAGTGGACAGTATCAGACAGGCAGCAGAAGTCAAAGGCATTGTGACCAGTGAAGACGACTGGAATTTGATGAAAAATATAGCCAGCCGGAAAGGATATTCCGGCAACGCGAGACGCGGCTACTGGAAGTTAATTAATAGTTAATTAATTAGAAACCTGATTATATAGGAGCCAAAGACTATATATCTAGTGATTAATTAATTAACTATTAACTAAGAGAAGCACAACACAGACTAGGAGATTGTAATGAAGCTGAGATTGAAGCAGATTGAAAGAGATAGTAAACTAAGCCCAAGAACTAAAACCGATGTTGAAATTGCGAAAGGTTATGCAGATTGCTTTGACCAACTACCACCAATCGTAGTCTTTAAGATACCAGACAAAAGTAATTACTTGTTAGTAGATGGCTGGCATCGCTATCGTGCTGCCGAGATTCTGAAGTTGGAGGAGATAGAAGTTGAAGCCAGGTTTGGTACTCTGGAGCAAGCCGAGGAGTACGCTTTGCTTGCCAATTTGAAACATGGCCTGCCTCTCACACGCAAGGAGAGACAAGGCGTTATAGAAAAATTCCTGAAACTGCATTTTGAAAGGACTAATAACTGGATTTCTGTAGATTTAGGAGTTCATCAGGATACAGTCAAAAGAATCAGAAGAAAACTTGAGGAACGTCTTCAAATTAGAATCGTTAAAATCTTTATCGGAAAGGATGGCAGAGAATATCCTCGCACCATAGAACGACCCAAAAAAGAAATCCAAGAAACTGAGAAAGCCGAAGAAGCAGAAGCCGACAGTGACGAAGAAGAAAAACAAAAAATCGACGAGGAAGAAAATCAAGAAATTTCCAGTGACGAGTCAAAGACACCACCTATTCCCACGCTTGGCGTCTATGAACTAAATAAAGTTCATCAAGTCGATTGCCTCGAAGGATTCATGGGTCTGCCAGAGGCAAGCATTGATTTGGTGTTCGCTGACCCACCATACAATCTAAGCAAGAACTACGGCGAGGGATTCAAGGACAAAAAAGAAGAAAGCGAATATCTTTCTTGGTGCGTGCATTGGTTCTGGGGAGCATACCGCGTTCTAAAACCTGGTGGTGCGTTTTACCTGATGCACTACCCAGAGGTAGCAGCACAGTGGAAACAGCAACTCGACGGACTTTTCACTTTCCAGCGTTGGCTTTCATGGGTCTACCCGTCAAACACCGGGCAAACCAATGATAATTGGCGACGTTCGCATAGAACTATTCTTTATTACATACGAGGCAACAAGCCTGCTTTCTTTGAAGGCGAAGCGGACTTACAACCTTACAAAAATCCCAATGATAAGAGGGTTGCGCATCTGGGCAAAGAGGGAACAACCCCATACGATTGGTGGGAATACAACTTAGTCAAGAACGTTTCCGAAAGTAAAACATCTTGGCCTAACCAACTGCCACTTGACCTCATTAAGCGAATAATTGTAACGTCGTGTTCGCCGGACGGTATAGTTTGTGACCCTTTTATCGGCAGCGGCACGACCGCTGAGGCAGCCATAGAAGCTAATAGAAGTTGGATTGGTTTTGATTTACAATCTAAGGCTTGCGCTATCACCATGAAAAGAGTATCAATTGAGTAAAGTTCCTGAAATCGTCGCTATTCGCTCTATCAAGAAACTGACTAATGACCTCTCCTCAAAAGCTAAATTAGTCTTGCTCAAGTATATTTTTGATTCTCTTGACAAAGAGCCTGGCACAGAACGAAACCTTTTAGCTAAAGAAGAAATATTAAAGTATGCCTATGATTCCCGACCAAGGCCAGAAATCAAAACAGCCGAACTCTTTGGGCACAAAGACACAGGCAAAGAATGGGACTTAGATTTGCTAAATGGCCAAGAGGCCGAAAGTTTTCCAAAAGGGAAATATGAATTTAAACGAGATTACGAAGTTAGTAAAACTGGAAGGTTGGCTATCGAAATAAGTTGTAGCGGAAAACCATCGGGTCTCGCTACTACAGAATCAGACTGGTGGATAATTTGGCTTGACGGTCAAGAATTCAGGGGCGAGGTTGGAATCATAATCAAAACTGAAAGATTAAAGGCAATAGTAAGAAACTATCGAGTAGAAGAATCTGGCGACGACAAAAGAGCAATTTGCCACATACCATTCAAGGAAATGTTATTGTACAGCAATTCCGATATAGGGAACTGGCAACCTCAGTTAAAAGCCTGGCTCTCAAGACGGGCCAGGGATAGACAGATTTTCACAGAGGTTGTTGCTTTTGACAAATTTGCTTTGTACCTTAAAAGTCTATATGAAGAAAAGTATACCACAGTAGTGGATGTAAAATGGTTTGATAAGGGAGGAGTTAGCTTGTGGTGTGAGCGAGAAACTGAACAAGAATAAGACAAATCAAATAACTAGCCCAAAATCCACCCTTGCAAACAGCGAAACCAAGGAGCATAATGTCACCTAAAATCCACATCCAACTTTTAGACGACTGGGACAACATCTCCAGCGACGCTGCTTTTACACAAGGAATAGCTCCATTTCCTTTAACTGAGACGTTCCTGATAAAAGCTCTCACCAGCCGTCACAGTATAATCCGATCAGTAAGGTTGCAAATAGACGTGATAGGACTGCCTTATTATGTCCACGTGCAACTCGTGCGTCACCATATAGGACACAACTGGTTCATCCGTTCGCAGAGACCTGATAGCATCAGTCCGGTGGGATACGACAGGCGCAAAACACCTCAAGACGCGCTCATCAATGCGCGCGACAGGCTCAACCTTGAAGCATTACTCAGTATGATGGAAGTGCGGTTGTGCGAGTGCGCTACACCGGAGACCAGAGAAGTTGTTCTGGCGATCAAGACCGAATTGATGAGTAGTGACGACCCCTTTCTCAAGATCGTCGGCCAGTTTTGTCAGGCGAGTTGTGAGTGGCGTGGCAAGAGGTGTCCAGAGGTGTTTAGGCCGTGTGGAAAGTATCCGTTATTGGAGATCGTCAATGACAATTGAATTAAAAGACTTGACCACCTACAATGGAAAATACGTTTGTCGGGTCCATTGGCCACCGGAGATACTGGATAGTGGACACTATAAAATTTCTGGCGTAATAGACAGTTTTCTCTTAGTAAAGTTACTCTCAGATTTGGCAGGGTGTCACTTTAGAGTCGAAGGATATAAACTATGTAGATTACTGCGTTTGAGCGGATCGCCTTTCGCCGGCGAGGACGAAGGCGGCTATATTACATTGATTTTTAACGACTGTATTCTGGACTAGAGAGTATCTGAATTCCAAAACTCACCCTTGACAAAACTGTGAAAATGGTGTATAATCTATATACACCATAGTCAAGAACAAGAAAGGAGTTAGACAATGCAAATCGCCGGATTAGCCACAATAACAGCAGTACTTGTTCTGGGTATCTTTCTGGGGTTAAAAATCGTAGCCCAACTAGAAGGGAGATAAAAGCAATGCTGTCCTTGATATTAGTGATCATACTGAGCATTTCTCTGGGAATAAAGATCGCGGACTGGTTGAGGTGATGTTATAACCTCGCCTGCCTTCGGAACTGGCTGGCAGACTGTTAGAAAGGGTTTCAATTCAAATGGCAGTAATGAAATACACGCCAAAACACGAATCGCACGAGAGGCCATGGTGTATCAGCCAGCATCCAGACGCCTGGCGAGAGTGGAGTTTGTGGTACTTACAGAATCCAGACGCTAGTAATGCCGAGAAGTCGGCTGAACAGCGACGGCTGAAGGACAAGTATATTTCTGGCTCAACAAAGATCGATTGAAGGACTACAATGAACTCAAAAAACTCAAAAGCTCAGCAAAGGCTTATAAATTTGATTATCCACAACGATAGCGCAATCGCTATTGTCTGCAAAATATTGAGTCATCCCCATCTGCCTTTCTTTGAGATTGTGCCAGAGCTGGCAGACCTCGCCCGCCGACGGATCGGGGCCGCCGACCAGAGGAGAAGCCATGATAGAAACTTTTACGAGAGAACAGTTTGAACAAGCACTACCCACCCACAAAGAGACCGGCGAGCCATTATGGAAATATACTGGTCTTGTGCAAGGCGAGCATGCCTATCGCATCCCAATACCTGAGACGAACAAGCGGATCATGATCCGCAGTTCAGTCAGGCGCAATGACAAGTCCGCCAGCACTGGCAAGGACAGCATCAGGCTGTGGGTGGAGTATCACTATCGCAAGGTTGATAAGTGGTTCGCCTTGGGCAAGCTGGATGCCTGGACGACACGCAAGCCAGGCTGGCAGGACAGGATGACCGGCAAGTTGAGGAAATTGTGGCGACTGGCGCTGGAAGATGGCAAGAATGGTAGCAAGACTCAAGTTGCGCCGGCAGCATCGAAAGTGTTCACGCCCTCAAAATACCAAAAGGCTATCTTTGAATTCATCAAGTCTGGCACAGGACATGGTGTCATCAAAGCCGTTGCTGGGTCTGGAAAAACCACTGCTCTCGTTGAAGGACTCAAGTTCACTTCGCCAGACGACAAGGTAGCATTCGTGGCTTTCAATCGCCACATTGCCAAAGAGCTCGCGAAGCGTGCGCCAGAGCATGTGCATGTTTCAACTTTGCACAGCCTGGGATATGGCAACATCCGCAGCGCGCTCGGCAAAGTTGAGGTTGAACCACGCAAACTGTGGCATATCATCGCCGATACCGCCGCAGAAATTGCGGGAGGAGACTATCAGGTTTATGACACCTTGCAGACGAACGGCCAGTCAATCTCACATCTGGTTAGCTTATGCAAGGCGACCCTGCGAAAGCCGATGCCAGAGAACTTGGAGTGGATCGCCGACCGGTGGAATATTGAGACTAACGGCAATACTGATACGATCCACCACTTAGTCAAACTAGTCTACGAAAAGTCCATTGAACAGACTGAAGTCATAGACTACGACGACATGATATTCTTCTCGGCGACAGGCATCGCGCCTTGTGAAAAATTTGACTTTTTATTCGTTGATGAGTGCCAAGACTTAAACAAGGCACAGATTGCAATGGCACTAAGGTCTATCAAAGATGACGGCAGGATAATCGCCGTGGGTGATGAATTCCAGTCAATTTACGGCTTTCGTGGTGCCGACGTGGACGCGATGCCGAATATCATTGCGGCGCTAGACGCCACAGTGTTACCACTCAGTATATCCTACCGTTGCCCAACGTCTCATGTTGCACTAGCCCAGCGGCTCGTGCCGCACATTGAGGCGGCTGACTGGGCACAAGAAGGCACAATCAAGGACATCTCCAGCTATGAATTCCTGAATATAGTGCAGGTCAATGACTTGGTGCTCTGCCGATGCAACGCACCGTTAATTGAGCCAGCCTTTAGTCTTATCCGACGTGGCGTCAAGGCCGTCATCCTCGGCAGAGACATCGGCAAGGGCTTGATGGACCTGGTCAAGAAAGTGCAAAAGAAACGACGTGTCTACAGCCTGGCCGATACGCTTGACGCCCTGATGGAATATAGTAAGAAAGAAGTCCGCAAGCTCAACCGGCTGGGCAAGAGCATGAGAGCACAATCGCTGCGAGATAGGGTTGAAACCATTGTCGCCTTGTCAGACGGTTGCAGCACTGTCGCCCAACTGGAGCGCAAAGTCAGTCAAGTTTTCAGCGATGACGCCGAGGGCGTGACGTTCTCCAGCGTGCATAAGGCGAAGGGCGGCGAGGCGGATCGTGTGTTTGTCCTGCGGCCCGACCTGATGCCGCACCCGAAGGCGAGAGCGACCTGGGAACGGCAGCAGGAACGTAATATTGAGTATGTTGCACTGACGAGGAGCAAGTCGGAATTATATTTTGTGAATTGAGAAAGCGACGAAATGAAAAAGATATTAGTTGGATTCTTGAGAATCATAGAAATCTGCGAGGCTCTGTACTGGTTTGCCAGACGACAGTTCACTTTGAAGGAAACTGTGCAAGTCATCACCGGTAAGGCCAGGATAGCTTACAATAGCAGGTATGAAGGAGCATAATGGGTGGCAATCATAGTAAAAGTGACTAACGAAAGACGACGCCAGACGAAGCACATCAAATTAGAAAAATTCGACAAACTGACCGCGAGGGCCGCCCGAGTAGCCCGAACGTTAACTTTTGGGCCAAAGGCACATGTGACCATCACCGATGGATGGGTGACATATCGTGTGACCAAGGGCGACACGAGGATCGTCTAAATACGATATGGACATAAACACTGAACTAACCGATCTCGAACGTCTCTGTTTTAGCTGTCCCGTGCCGCACGGTTGTAACGAACACGACCCACGCTGTCCGTATCGGCTGGCACTGGGCAGCAATGGCCGACGAGAGGACAAATGTCGCATTTTGGCTTTCCTGGCCGAAAACGGCGGTGCGCCGTCTCGGATAATCGCCGAGCGATTTGGCTGGAGGGCAGGCGAGACGTTTTATTTGCTCAATAGTCTGAATAGGGACGGGTTTGTAAGGCGGATCGAGGAAGGAACTGAACTAGAATGGAGGTTGGTGTGCTAGTACGTGAAAAACTGAGATTATTCCTATACTGGAAATGGAGTTGATTAACATAGCTAAAATTGCTATCGTCGCTATTGCAGTAATACAATCCGGTATCGTGCCAATCCAGTTCGGCATCGCCTCCCAGTACGCGCCTAATGTCATGGAGCACGTCGTCGCGAACCGTCAGGGCTGGGGCCAGTTGCCCGCCGACCTGCCCGATGGTGTGAGTGGTTATATCGCCGTTTTGAGTTGCGATGCTATCGGCAAGGTATGGTTCGTCAGGCCGGAAGGCGGCAAGTGGGAGCAATTCCTAGTAGCGGATTGCGCCGGCGATACTGAGACGATAGAATGGATGAAGGCAAATAATGTGCTTATAGAAGTCGGGCACGAAACGGCAAAAGAATGGAATGCGGTCGGCAAAGGTATAAAAATAGAGGTCATTACTGAGAACTCAGTAAATGGAAAAATGTATAGGAGGGACTATGAGCCGCTGTAAAATCTGCGGGCAGATCATGATCGACGACTATGAGAAGAAAGCTACGGGCCCGCTGTAACGTTGGCAGATATAAAATTATCAGCCGCAGAAAAAGAAAGGTAGGAAAGGCATAATGAGCGAACGGAGTTCTTTTATAACAGAGTATATCCACTGCAAAAAGTGTCTAGAGAAACTCAAATCGGTATTGCTTCTCAAGGATAAATACCTCACAGGTGTACAAATTCCGACTTGGCTCAACGATGACTGTCATCTCCCAATTATCGCAGGGAAGATTGGCAGCATGGGACCAAGTGGGGAATTCATCACCCTAATGGAACTCTTTGATGAGGATAATGCACCATGTCATCCTGTCAGAATAGCCATTCTACATGATTTCGGCAAAAGTTGTGTTTATATGATTACACCAGATGGCTGGGTGACTGAATTAGGTTGTGTATCGAAGGATATATTGGAAGACTTTATCAAAAAGGAGAAGGATTAAATGAGCCGCTGCAAGGTTTGCGGACAATTTATGATAGACGACATGGAAGTCGGGCAGGGATACTGCGCAACCGCGCCTTGCTGGATGTACGCCATGGGACAACTCGATATGGCCCAAGAATGGGAAAAGAAGAATCCAGGCTTTTGGGCTCAGGCTGATATAGGAGAAGGCTTGATGCATCTCTGTGAACATTGTGGGTGCGAATTAGAAAATTTTGATGAACCGTGTCCTTGGTGTTATGTCGAAGAAGTAGAATGTGATTCAATAGAATAAGGAGAGAAAACCATGCGTAGGAAAGTTGTACCATTAGAGCAAAAATCTGACATAAATCTGACCGATTTCAAAGGACTATCAGGTTTACGAATCAGAGTCGATACTACTCATTGTGACGCTGGCCGACAGGCTACTTTATTCACCGGAGAGCACGTCCAGATACTTGGTTTCGTGCCGTTCAATTTTTTCAATACGATGGCCGTTCGCCTGGCCAGCGGCAAAGTGACGGCTGTTGCACCAGAGGAATTGCAATTTGGAGAGGTTTGTGAAGGATGAGATGTCCAGAATGTAAAAGCACGAGAATTGTACAGACCAAAGTTGAAGTCAACGGCCTCAAAGTCTGGGGTTGGAAATGCAGTAATTGTGGAAAGATATGGCAGTGATAGAATACGTTCGTGGCACAGTCATAGGGCCATTCCATCACGCCTATAGGTTCTACCAGGACGGCCGTCGTCTGACCAGGACATTGTATTTTACAGACGATGACGAGGCCGAGGCATGGCTTAAAGAGAACTATCCAGACGAGTATCAGGCCGGTGTTGAGATGCGATGTTATACTGATGCAGGGATATAATATGAGAATAGGGGTACAGTCATGGCAGAAATGATTGAAAACATATCACAATTGTCAAAACTAGTAAGGCAAAAGTTTACCAACTGGAAACAATACGGTGACGTGCGTACCGTATATCACGACGGGCTTGTATTGTTCAATTACAGCCAACATGCCCAATTTGAGAATCGGTGGAACTGGTTTGAGCGTGTCAGTCGTGGCCTGATTCTCAATTCTGAGAACGGGAGCGTGGTTGCGCGTCCCTTTGATAAGTTCTTTAATTGGGGCGAAAGGGATAGAACGACTGATGCCCAATTACGAGAAGTGACAGAGAAGCTAGACGGCAGCTTGGGTATCGGCTTCTTTCACAACGGCACCTGGAAAGTCGCTACTCGTGGAAGTTTCACGAGCGAGCAGGCATTGTGGGCGACTAAACAGTTGTCTTGGCATAACCTTGGCGACTTTCCGATTGGTTATACCCCATTGTGGGAAATTGTCTACCCTGATAATAGAATTGTAGTTGATTATGGCGATATGCAAGAACTGATCTTGCTTGCAGTCAGACACATTGAATCTGGCGCATATCTGCCGTATGGCGAACTTGAAGAAGTCGCTGTGAGACATGACTTTCTCCTTCCCAAAATCTATCAACTGAACACTAATGATTGCTTGTCGCTGGCTCAGAACTTAGACGCATCCAAAGAAGGATGGGTATTATACTTTGCAGACGGACAACGGTTCAAGATCAAAGGCGACAGGTATACAGAAATACATAGACTTGTCACAAACGCTAGCTTTAAACGAGTACTTGAGGCAATTGCTCTGAATTCATTTGATGAAGTGATAGCAAGTATACCAGATGAATTCTTGGAGCAGATTTACACGTGGCGTGACGAAATAGAGGCAAGAATCACCAACATCACCGATAAGGTTGAACTGGCCTTCGCTGACGCGCCAAAAGAGCCAAGAAAAAAGTTTGCCCTGTGGGTAAACAAAAACTACGCTGAACTATCACCTTACCTATTTAAGCGACTGGATAACAAGGATTTTAGGTCAGCGATCTTGAAAAGGGAATTCTAAGGAAATATAAATGTCAACCTCACTTAAGCAAGGCGACGCCTGCCCGTACTGCCCTAAAGGCATTATGGTAAATGCCGACGGCAACACCCACGCGCTACGCTGTGACAAATGTGGTAAATATTGGTATTATAGCCACAGCGATGGCGAACCGAAAACTCAGTAAAAAGTAAAAACCCTCGCCTGTTGACGTAACATTTACCCTGTTTATATTGACAATAATACCATGTAATTTTGACAATTTTCGCCTGTTTGCTTGACAGGCGATAGCAAATGTGGTATCATGGTGTTAGTTTGATAGCACAGATGATAGCACAAGGAGAGAGAAATGAACGACAAATTTGAAAAACTTTACCAGGAAAATCCAGAATCTCCAGCATTTGCACTGGCAGCCAATTTTGACAGCAAGCGCGAAATGAATGCATATATTGACTACGTGGTGGCTCGCAAGGAAGGCCAGAGTCACGTGGAAGCGATGAAAGAGTTGAGAAAGCTCCAACCGAGTCGTGACAAGGAAGCTCAACTTTTTGCTCGGCTGGCCGCGAAGGAAGAACAAAGTTCTGATGCACAACAAAGACTGGCTCGCGCCCGCTCGTTGCGGGAGACGGCGACTGGTGGGCCAACATCAATTTAGAGAGGACAAGATGGCACTCAAGCAAGTTGCAGACAGACTGGAAAATATAGCAGAGTCAGAAGCAGAAGCTAGTTTTAGGGCCTACGCACGACAAGTCTTCGCCAAGGCCGAATCGCTTCTAGGAGAGGAAATCACAAACAGAGAAGCGATTCTGCCACTAGCGAAACAGGCTTTTGAAAAAGGCATCCTGCCCGACCGATTGGGTGAGATTTTAGCAGCAGCATAAAGGAGAAATCATGGCACTCACGGTGAAGGAAATTAAACGAATTTGTGACTTAATCGGCAAGAAAGTTACCGAAAAAGATATTGAGCAATACCTAAAGGAGAAGCGATGAACAGCAAAATGAAGCAGCACGCAGCAAAACTCAAGCAAGCAGAAGCAGCAAAGCAAGACGCGGTTGACAGGGCCGCCAACCACGTTCGCGAAGGTTTGCTGACTAGGGAAGAGGCTGCAAACTGTGTGGCCGGCGCCATGCTCAGAATCGCTGATGAGTTGGAACTGTCTGGCGCGGCTGGGATAAAGTACGCCCAGTTGCTTGTGGACCAGGCAGTTGACGGCGACGACTTTGCAGGACTAGTCATAGGGAGGCATGTGTAATGACAGAGAAAAAGAAACATCTGGTTTACACTTGCGATGGTCATGGAGCAGTAAATAATGCCCTAGCCTGCGCACGATGGGCCAGAGAGATGGGCCTTAGAGAGAGCCAGGTGGAGGTCAGGCGAACTGGACCGGCATCCAACTATGTTCAAGAATATGGCGTCTTCACCACCGACGCAGGCAAGGCGAAGGTGAAACGGAAACAATCGGAGGTGATAATAGAATGAACATCACAATTCGCAACATCCCTGAAGAAGTCTTAGCACAGATCGATGCCATCAAAGGCTCACTCAGCCGTGAGGAATTCCTGCGGCGCGCGCTGGCCGAGATAGCCGAAGTTGGTGAGGTTCCGCAAGCCAAGCATGGTAAGGGCTTGCGCGGCTTCACCGAGACAGGCGGAGCCGTCCGCCTCGTCCAGTACGCCATCAGCATTGGTGGCAGTGCTCAAAATCTGACGCAAGAGCAGTTTGATGCCTACCGGCGGGCGAAGCTGCTTGCCGACGAACGCAACGGTGGGAAATGGGCAGAGGCAAAGGAAGTCCTTGAGGCCGCTGGCCTTGAGGTATATTGGGACTAACTAACTATACAACGAAAGGAAGAAGAAGACAATGACGCGATACGATAGTTTAGGAGACAGGGAAGGGATCGGCCAGGGAAATACGAATCCCGGCCATTGGTTGAACAGAGCCTATTTCACCGTAGCCGGAACAGGGGGGGGCATCGTTTACAAAAACGTTGCTCTAGAAAAGGGCATCCCGTTCTATATCTCGGAGTTAACCGCTGAACACATTGACGCTCTGAGAGCTCTGGCCCACGTCCCACACGGGTGGGCCAGAGCAGAAGGAGAAGACCTGCCCATACTATAAAGCCCTGATACCGGTCATATTCGTTATAATCAATTTGCCAAAGCGAAAACCGCCTCAATCCATCGCGGGCGGTTTTTCTTTTTACTGAGTCCTCTCACCCATCTAATCCGGCTTCAAATAATGCCCTACAACTACCCCTCCGCCTACACCTAAAAAAGCCAACAAATAGGACACGATCACGTCCGTCGAACCACGACGGGAATCTCTGAACAGCAGCAGCACGAACGGCAACGCTATCATCACGCCAGTCACATAACAAGCGATAGCGAACCAGCCTGCTTCAAAGTCTCTCTTCAACACCGGTCTCAATTCGTGCCCCAGCAGGCCAGTGGCAAAAGCCAATGTCAATTCAATCAGCAATATCATAACCTAACTTCCCTTTTAACCCGCGCATGACTTCTTTGTGTCGGCTTACTGCCTTTTCCTCATGGTTGTTCAGTCTATTTGTCATTTCCTCTTGTGCTTTGATAGTTTGTTCTAGATTGGTATTGATCAGCGCCAGTGCCGTCGTCAATTCAAAGACCACATTCAATAATTGCTGATACTGCTCCAGCCAGCCATCAATGGCCGGCTTGAGTATTTTCCATCCACCAACCAACACCAAGAACAGTAGAACCAGTGCGCCGATATCGGTAATGGATTTCAGTGTTACCGCGTTCACTTCCATCTAATCTAGTCCTTCCGTTCTAGCACAAGTCCATGTTGTTCTTGACCTAATACCTCTTGCACGTAGTCAAAATTTCTGATTGCTCCGTTCTCAAACCACACACCCGCTGCACCGTCGCGATATTCGTTGTAGTCAAACATGTACCTGGAAGCCAAGTATATGTGGATTGCCTCGTTGTCATAGTTGTAAAAGGTGTTGTTTTCAATCACGTGCCCGCCGCCAGGGTCAGATGCGCCATAGATCGCATAAGAACAGTCTGTGATTGTATTGTCGATAATCTCATTATCTACACCATTGATAAAAATCCCACCATGTATTCCTGTCGCACCCTTGATAAGACATCGTTCAACCCGACAATAACTCCCACCGCTGGCTGGTAGTTCAGTATACCGGCCGAGATAGATGGCCTGTTTTCCCGTCGCGCCGAGCACCTGACATTGATATATAGTATTGTACCGTCCACCCACTGATATTTGAGTCGGATCGCCGGTGGTTCTGCCTGTATTCTCTACAGTGCAGTCGCGCACCGTGACGTTCGAAGTCACTGCCTTTATGTCAATGCCTTCGTAATCACAATTTGTGATACTACAATTACTCACTATCACTTGACTTGTACTATCGCCGATGTTGGACGTGCCAATATAGATACCTTCACCTTCTATCTCGTCTATCATACACCAGTCTATCCAAATCCATTCGCAATCGTTCTTGATGCGAATTCCAGCGGTGTGGTTAGCCGGGTCCCTGGTTACGTCGTGTACATACAAACCATGTAATGTCCAGTGATGCACGTTGGCGATACGTATAGCCGGTGTGTTGTGCGATCCAGTCACCTCGATATTTTCTACGGTGATATAATCGGCTATTGCATCCCACGATTCATGACGGATACATTGAAAACTATTGCCATTAGCGTCAATGATGGGGTCTGCCCCTATGCCATAAACACCTAGATAAATATGCTCGCCTTCCGCACCTGATGAACCTCTGATGCGTAATTGATCGCCGGTCTCGTTCAGAATCCAAGTCTCATCGCGCTTGAACAGAATTGAGTCACCTGGCCCGAACGTCCCAGCGAGAAATTCCGCCGACACCTTGGCAAGCGTTTGCCATGCCTGAGTCTCACTAAGTCCGGCATTGCTATCATCACCGTTGATGGCGTCTACATAATAAGTCACTGGTGGAATTGGCACTGGAGGCGGAATAGGTGTCGGGGTACATGCCGCGAGCAACAACGCGATACAGAATATCAGTCTGGACATTGGTCTAATTGCTCCAGCATATCCGATACTACGTTTGCTGCTTGTAGTGCACGTTTCATGTTGTCCTTCGCTTGATTCAGCATTTTATTATCACCTAACGCCTGTGCGATCTTGGCGTCAATCTCCGCCGAGACGTAGGTGTTATGCCATACCTGAAGTTTATTTTGTAATATTTGTACCTTAATTGTATCTGGTATCTCCAAGTCCTTCATATCGTTCTTTCTCACGCGTCTACGTAAAGGGCCAGCCGATAAATCGTGCCGTTGAGTTCAACTCTGACGCTGGCCAATGAGTCGGTACTTTCCGTTATCACTCCTCTATCGCTCCCACCGAATTCAATAAAGCCTTCACTTATGTCGTCTTGTTGTAAGAGTAAACAGGGTTGTGCTCCGCTTGTGTGATCTTGGACTATCGTCACCACCGGCCGCAGAGAGGCGTCCACATCTCGATTGAAATACGCTGCTTCCTCTGTGCTGTTCGTGTTCACGTCGAGTGCAATTGCTACGGCGTCCTGGACGATCTGCAGCACTCGCTGATCGTCTCCAGCATTGTCATTGTAGAAGTACACGACTGCCGCGTTCGTTGAACCAGACGCCAGGTTACGATAGACGTATAATGTGTTGCCCGTTGTGCCGGTGCTAGAGTTCAATAAAACATGACCGGTGTTGTCTATGTCTACCACCTGGACGGCGCCGTCGTACAATTGCATCAGGTCGCCCGTGCCGTCGTGTCTTATGTACACCGCCGCCTCGTCATCACTTGCATTATCCAGAAGCAGATAGAACGCTGGCTGATTTACTGTACCTTGATCGCGATAAAGGTATACTATCGCCCCGCCGTCAGCCACGCTATTCCTGTGATAAACCTCGCCACCATTGGTAAAGATAGAATAATTCAGCGTCGTGGCCGCGTCTATCGTGCCAACGTAAAGTCCGTACAAGTTAGCCGCCGAGCCGCCACCGATGGTGCCTTCAAGAATACGAACACCATATCCTGTCGTGAGAGCGCCCGCGTCTACGTAAGGCGTATAAGCGAGAATGCCTTCGGCAGTTGTGCATAGAGTAGAATCCTCTGCGTCGGCGTAAAAAAGACCTCCGCGTAATGCACTTGGAGAGGCAGCGATAGTATTGCCTACGTTGGCCACGCCCGCCACACCGATCAATGCTCCTGAGGTTTGCGTCTCTGCTGTGTCAAGCCTGGCCTGTCCCCAGACGCCGTAATACGTGGTAGTGAAAGTATCGGTAGGCTCTGCTTCAACAGCCGAAATAGTGCCGTAAAATGTGCCGGCGTTGACGACTGTAACCTCTCGGACGTTTAGTATCGTGTCAGCCAAAACGCCTGCTGCCCCGCCAACGGCGCCATGTCCGTCAAAATCGGCGTTACCGTCGGCGTCTACATAAGCCACGACGTTACTGCCACTGTCTTGAATCTGCATTTGCGAGCCGGTATCGGCAGCACACAATCTTATCACCAAGTCGCTGTCGTTGGCCACGGCGTTATCGTCTAAGAACACATAGACTGTATCGTTGTTGCTACCACCTATGAACCTGAGTTGTGGACTATCGCCTACGCCGTCATCCAGTTCCACGTCGTCGCCAAAATGTATGTCGCCAGCGTTGGTATAGATAGACCAGTTAGTATTGCCGGCGGTTATTGAATCAATGTAAATTCCATAAAGCGTAGTGATGAAACCTGCGCCGACCGTACCTTCGTCGATGCGAATACCATAACCACCACCCAACGAACCATTGTCAACCGCTGGCGTGTAAATCCAAACACCGATACCCGAGACTGGCCCGCCGTCCTCTGCATCGGTATAAAAATAACCACCTATGATGCTGTCTGGCGAGCCGTTTATGGCATTATCTACACTGGCAAAACCTTCTACACCGACTAGAATCCCCAGTCCGCCTTGGGCGGTATCCATCCGCGCATGACCAAAGATTGCGTGGAAGTTAGACGTAAAGTAAGAGCCAGGTTCGGCCTCCAGCAAGGTATAGATGCCGTAGACGTCACCTGCCGTATCTGTGAAAACCTCACCTACCTCCAATACCTCGTTCGCTGCAATCGCTGCTGCTGCGCCAATCGCGCCGTGATGTTGCACATCTAGGTTCGCATCGTAGACAAATAGCGTATCTGGTGCCGGCGTGGAATCAAAGGCTATTCTGCCCGCACCTGCACCCAGGCCAATCCACGTGTCGTCTGCCATAGTAATGTGGCTACCAGCCAACACACCAAAGTCGTTGGCTGTAAAGGTAAAATCATCGGCACCGTTGATGTTGATGTCCAATTGCCCAGATGCTGTCGCCAAGACAAACTCAACATGATCGTCACCCGCTGCGTGCAAATACGTATCGCCGTCAGCGTCTATTATCAAATCCAGTCCATTGAGATCGCCTGTGCCACCGGTCAGGTCCCAGCCTGCGCCGAACGTGTGCAATCCCGTCCAGGCAGGTGTTTGATCCCACACTACCTGAGTTAAGGTCGTTGTGAAAGCATATCCGGCCGCTCCAGGATGGACAAGTTCATTCCAGTTTGGAGTATTGTCGCCATAGACGAGGCTACCCACAGATGGCGCCTGTACCACAGTATCACCATGAGTTGCGCTTAGCAAATTATGTGCAGGCAGATCAGCCAGTTGTATAGCCGACCAGCCAGGGTCAGCCGCGTTAGCTCTGAGATATTGTCCTGCGACTCCAGGATGGGCCACCCTCGCCCAGGCAGGTCCGGCCTGACCCGTTATCACGTCACCCCGCACGACCACGGCAGCTATGGTATCGGTATGTGTCGCCGACAGAATGTTGTGAAACACTGGAGGGGCACCGCCACCGATCAATGTCCACGAACCTGCACCGCCAGCACCGCAGTTGTTGATCCACAGATTATCTAGTGTTATGTCCCAATATAATGTACCCTCGCCCGCTATATGCACCGGCGCGCCGGCGGCCATTTGTAGGATGGTGAATTCCTGCGTGCGCATGATCTCGACGAACGTTTTTAGTTTTTCAACTTCTAGGATCAATCCTGTTTCGACATCGCTCATTCCCTGTACTCCAATCGGGCCGTGATTGTTTCATGCCCCATTTCGTCTACGTGGATGTTCGTCGTCCGGATGATACAGTCAAATTCCTCTCCTCGATAGCGTGCTCGTACTTTGTCCCCATGATCCCAATCGCGCCCGAACCGTGTTCCTTCTGTGTCCACCGGCTGTCCGCCAAATCTACGTTGTGGCCGGCCTTCTTCCAGTCTCGCCCGCCCTTCTTCGCGTACACCATTTGTTAAACCTAATTCACCCTGCTGGCGCGCATCGGCGAATCCCTCACAACGATTCCAGATGCTCGTTCCGATGCGCGCCGTATCGTAGACCTGCGTCGTCTCTCGCTGATCTTGTTGACCCTGCCCTGCGGCGTAAACATAATTAACTTCTTCGCTATAGTCATATTCTAAGGACGGATTTTCTAAATTCCCCCGTGCTTGATCGAATACTATGCCTAGCTCAGTCCTATCCCGCCCTGGTTGTCCCGTATACGTCCGAAACTCGAAATTGATACTGTCTGAACCGACTGATGATACTGCGATATCAAAGAATATCTCTGTTCCTGCCTCTCTCGCTGCCTCAGAGATGCTTTTTAACAACGTGTTGACTTTCTGCCACGAGAATGACTTTGTGAGAAGTGGCCCGAGTGTCAGATCTGCTTGCACCGTCAGGTTCGCGTAATCGCGCGAGCCATAAGTCGATGCTGGGTTGGAGGCGTCGTTGACCATCTGCTCGTCAACGATCTCCTTCATCATATCATCGGCGGCCATAGTCACTTTTCGTGACTGTGCCAAACTTGCATAGTTCGCCACAATCCGCCGACGCAGCAGATCGTTCGCGTCGGGCCCGGATAGTGTCAGCAGTTCTGTGCTGCCCAAAGTCTCCCAATGCCATTTACGGACAAAATAGGACCGCCATAGACTTAGGCGGCCACCTTTTGATGCACGCCAGATCTGTACCATTCGATCTGGTTTGATTAGCGTCATATCAAATGACTCAGGCAGCCCTAGCTGAAACCATCCTGCGTCATTTACTACCCGCGTCGCCGTGAACCATAATGCATTGTCCAACAATGCGATTCTTGCTCCTGCATCGGTTGTTAGCCAAAGTTCGTAAGTTCCTGCCATTAGTCACTTGACCAAAAGGTATCTTTCCAGATCAGAAATCCTGTCGTGGATGTACCGGCCGTCTGTAGTGCAAAACAACTGATCACGTTAGTTCCTGGCAGAAGTGCAAACTGACCAAAGTCTGAGTCAGGCAGAATCATGCTCATAAATGCGCCGTAGAAATTAGACTCAATAGACTTTGCGCTTGGTGTCAGATCGACGGTTAGCTTTTCGCCGTCCTTGAGTGCGTAATCAAACAGCAATTCTGTACCTGCCCGTTCATTTCGCAACGAAATCAGTCTGGCGCCAGCCACGCCATCTCGTTCGACTACGAGGCGTGGAAATGCGCTCTGTGTGCCGTCGTTCGTTGCCGTTACATCTCCAGCATGTTCGGTCGTGACCACGCCACCCACATCAAAGCCCAGGTATACATCATAATTTTGGGAGACTACCGGATCCTGTTCGCAAATCTCGATGGCATAACAAATCAATGGCCACGCAGCCCGGTATACATCTAACGGTGCCCAACTACTACTATTCCACTTGACCCACGAGTCGCACGCTACCATATCACCTGCGTCTCGGAATTCGCCGCCGATGTACAGCAAACCATCAGGTGCCATCTTCAGTGCCCGCACATTTGCTTCTAATCCATTTGCGCCAAGTTGTTCGTAGGCTGTTTCGTTCCATCTAGCAATTCTGAGATTCGCCACGCCGTCTAATGTGGTGAAACCACCGCCGACATAGAGATCGCCGGTTGCCTGATCAACTTCCAGCGCCATCACTGTATTGTTCGCGCCGCTGCTGCCCAATGTAGTCCATGCCAGACCTACGGTGTCCCAGTACGCGATATAACTGGCCGTCACATTAAAGTCACCGCCGATATAGATCATCCCATCAAAATTGCGGACAGCGATAGTCCGTACAGTATTGTCTACTCCGGTTGCCAATGGTGCCCAGACTGCTCCATTCCACCGGGCGACGCGTATCGTGTTAGCCACGCCAGACATCGTTGGAAAATCGCCGCCAGCCAGGAGATCGCCTGTCGGTTCGACGGCCAGCGCATGAACCGTACCGCCGCCATCAGTACCGGTACCCATCGCACTCCAGTTCGTGCCGTCCCAGGCTGCGATGCCATCTGTGTTCGGCACTGCCCCTGCGCCATTATCCATCGCAGCAAATGAACCGCCAGCTACCAGCGTGCCATCAGGCAAGAAAGCCAATGCGTATACAGTGCCGCCCGTCGCCCCGCTGTTCAACGTAAACCATGCTCCGGTTCGAGGATTCCAGCCAACAATTCTGCTTCCCCAGGCACCAACCGCTGTAAAACTTCCGCCAATATATAGGTTCTTATCCGGCCCCCAGGCTAGTGCATAGACAGTGCCACCGCCGACTGCTCCTAGATTAGACCATGCGCCATTTCTGCGGCCTAGGAGATAATCTGTATTGGCTATGGCATCTTGAACGTCAAGTTCTATTGCCGATTCGCCGATCTCATACCAGAACGGATCGTCCGCCAAGAACCGAATCGCCAATCTTTCCCAGCACATTAGCCGTGCGTCAATGGAGGTCTCTAGCCCGCCTTCGTAATGCGCCGCTATTTGCTTTTGTACCGCCGCGCCGGTATAACGGAAGCGCACTGGCTGATCGCCTGGTACCGCGCCGGGCTTGAGTACGTCTAAAAGTGCTTGACGATTGGCGTGTAAGTTCGCCACACTCGATCCTTGCAGGATGCCGGTCAGAGTGAAGGTGCGGCTTTGTACTTTGATAGCGTTTAGTTCGCCGCCAGGCAAAAGTGCATAGGAGTCAACCGCCAGATTGATCGGTGGCAAGCCAGTATCAATCATGTAGCCAATTTGAAAACCATAATCATCCTGCAAATCCCGCACCCGTCCACCGGCCCTACTCTGTGCCGAACGTTGGCTTGCGCTAGCATGTTCTGCGCCTAACCATTCGCAGCCATCCTGATCGCCATCAACATACGTCGTCCAGTATGCGTTTCCTGACTCGACCTGGATAGCATCGACATAAAAGTCACCACTCCCCGCGCCGTTCTGCCGGATATACAATGCTACGGAGCCAACCGCCTCTATCGCTGGAAACGCCACGCCGTACAGATCCCAATCAGCGTCAATGCTCTCAATTAGCGTCGGCGTCCGATACGTAGCATTGTCCAAACTCCAGTCCCAGGCTGCGGGCAATGTGCCACGAACGCGCATGGTCACATAGGCAATATCGTTGGGCAATGCCGACAATGTGAGAGAAATGCCCTCGTTATTCGCATTGCATTGCACTCGATATGAATACAGACCGAAGAAACTGTACGTAGTTGACCTCGCTACCACAGTTCCGGGCAACTGGGTAAAGTTACCTGTGGTCTCACCACTCGGATTCTCTACGTAGTTTTGTGCCCCTTCTGGGACTATGATTTTCCAATCACTCATACTTCTTTCCCTCGCTACGAACGGGAGATAGGTTCGCCATTCGCTTATACTGTCCGTGCTTTGTCCTGCTGCCAACCCTGTCACCGTCAGCAGCAAAACGACGATCATCAAAACTTTTCGTGTTTTCATTTCCTTTATCTCCTTTCAGTATTTTATCTATTATAGCATAACAGAGGAAGAAAGGAAATTGAGGAAATTTGTCATCCTACCAACGCCCGCATCGTCTCAAAGTCCCTTCTCACGCTCGCGGTCGTTGCCCGCGTGTTCACGGTCATGTTGAAATTGTTGTGCGTCGCCCGCCCACCTCCAGTTGGCATTATCTGCACAAATTCTGGCCCTCTCTCACCTGCCAGAAACATTCGCGCCCCTCCGAATCCTGGCCCTACCATACCGCTGAATCCGAACTGCGCCGGTGTAATCATTGCTTGTAATGCTGCAATTTGTGCCATCAACGCAGCCAGTGTACCGGGGGCAGCTCCGCCAGCCAACAGGGTATTGTACTGGGTGGTTAGGGCGGCGATCTCCGCCGTGATTCCAGCTATGTCCAATGCTGCTTCTGCTTCAAACAAACCCAGCGTCTCACGAAATTCATTGAATTTCTCTATCGCTTCATCTATGCCCATTCCCTCGGCCATTAGAGTTGCCAGTTCGTCTATTCTGACCTCGAGGGCTGCTGCTGCTAAGGCTGCCTCCACCTGTTCTTCTGTGTACAGGTCTAAGGCGCCGGCCAATAACGCAAGCTGTTCAGCTTCCATGCCTATCGCGTCCGCCGCCTCAAATAATGCCAGACTCCATTTGTCTGTGCCTTCTTCTGCATCTCCTAATGCCTTGACGAGGTAGTCACCCGTCAACGCTGCCAGCCGCTCCAATTCTCTGGCCTCAGCCTCGGCTGCCCTGGCCGCGTCACGCATTGCTTTTTCCATCTCACGTTTGGCCTTGGCTGCTTCTCTATCTACCTGTGAGCCGTGATGCACTGCCCCAGCGGTATGCTCAAAGGCAGCCGCGCCCTGGGGCATTGTGTCTATCAATTCTCTCATGCCGGCTATTGCTTCTTCCATCGTCATCTCGCCAGCAACTATCGCGTCGCCCAACGCTGCGATGGCATTTTGGAGGGCCATTGTCGCCAATGCTGCTTCTATCTCAGTATCAGTGTAGATACCTAATGTCCCTGCTAGGCTTGCTAGCATTTCAGCATCTGCTCCTGCTGCATCGGCCGATTCAAACAGTGCCAATGCGAATATGTCGGTCTCTGCCGTGGCATCACCCACCATAGCTGCGAATTCATCACCTGTGGCCGCCGCTGCGTTATAGGCTTCTTCTGCTAATCGATTGGCTTCCCTCGCCGCTTCGTCCTCCGCCCTCGCCATTTCGTCTAACTCAGCGGTCGTCGGTGGCAGGTCGGCCATGATCGCTTGTAACGATGCATCAAACGCGTATTCACCTAATGTCCCTTCGGCGAATTCCTCAGTTATTCTGCTCAAGCTGCCGGCTAATCTGATGCCCTCCTCGGTCGCGAGTCCATAGGCTAGTTGTATTCGCGTCACCGCTGCCACATACTCGTCAGTCGATATTCTGTCTGCGTCCCTCGCCTCGCGCAGTTCGCCTATGGCAATTTTGGCAACTTCCGTGGCCGTTACGTCGGTCATCTTCTCTGCCAGATTTACCTGTGCCAGTGCCGCTGCTTCCGTCTCCCTCGCTAACTGTGTCATCTCACCACGCTCATGTTCCGCAGCCTCGCCCACCATATCCATGGCCTGAGCCAGGGTCGGCGATATTTGCAGCAGCTCTTCCAGCGGCACCGTTAGTTCATACGTCGCCGTCTTTGCATCCTCCAGTGCCTGCATTTGTCTCCAGGTCCCGGCTCGCATTTCCTCCATCACCCGGATCGTATCCTGGGTTATCTCGTTTTGCTTACGTGTCACGAACTCTAATTCGGTTAGAGCTTCAGATTCCTCTTCAATTTTCTCTATAGTCCCAGGCAACAAATCACTAAAGGTCTCAGTGCCACGGTTCATTTTCTCAAGATGTACATTGGTTTCCGCCATCTGCCTCCGATATTCGGCGTATGAATCGCTGGTTCCAATTATTTGCTCGTGGAGTTCTTCGGTCAGTGGAGCTAGTTCGTTCATGCGAACGATGGCTATGGCTATCTCTGCCATCCACAGTCCCAAGGCAACTTTGGCGTCCTTGAATTTCGCCTCCAGCCTCTCAATATCCATCGCCAGGCTATCCGTCGCCTTACCCATAGCTGCCGTCTTGATTTCGCCTGCATCCAACATAGCGGTCAGGAACGCCTGTTTTTTCTCTGCTGCGGTCAATGCCTCGGCTGTCTTGCCTAGTTTTAGCGCATATGTATCGTAGGCTTCTCCGGCTTTGACTGTCAGACCTAGGTTGTCAGCGATCATGACGCTCTGGCGACCGGCGGCTGTCACAAAGTCATCTATTGACCGCGCTGCGTTCAGGCCCATCGCCTGACCCAGTCGCACTGCGACCTTTGTCAGCCGCTCAAACTCTTCCGGCGATTTCGCAACGTCCAGCATCATTGCCTTACTCGCCGCACCCATCGCCGTCATGCGATCTATGGTGAAACTACTCGCGTTTTGAATCGCACTGACTATCGCCGAGCCTGACGTTCCAACCGACGCAGCCAGACTATCAAGCGCGCCTTGTTGCCGTTCCACAGCAGCGCCGAGTTTGACCATTTCAACTGCCATCTGTGGCAATTGTTGAACCAAGTCGGTTATCTTGTGCCCAAAGCGTTCTAGCGCGCCTTTGCGCGCGCTTTCCAGCACGGACGATAATTTGTCCTTAGCACCGATCACGACTTCGACTAAATACCGTTTAGCCATATTCTACCTTGGAAATTGTCGCGCTTGCGCCTCAATATCCAGACACGCCAAATGAGTCAGCACCTCTGCCCAGTTTTCTTCATATAACTCTGATGGCCGGCAGTGGTATATGTCCCGACATAACCTCAATACCACGTATTCCCACGGCGGCTGACCGGTTCCCACATGCAGGTAAACGGCCAGCCGCTCTCTCAGTTTTTTACGTCGTCGGTTTCGCCGCCGCCATAGATGATACCAAGTAATTCGTTTAGCTCAGTATCCGTCAGCAGTTCCACGACTTCAGGATGCTCTCGCGGATTGGGCAACGATTGCCCAGTGTCATCTACCCAATTCCAATCGGCGACATATCCTATCACACGGCGAGTGAACGCCTGATAGATTTCAGATTGCGATCTAGTCTCTCGTCTCTTGAACCGATTGAACAACCGCTGCCACCACTTTTCTTTGGCCAGCGTTTGCTCACGTTCCTTTTGCAATCCGATCACTTCGCCCACCGTCATTGATCGCAACAGAATCCACGAGTTTGGCCCTTGAGTGTCCGGCGTCGGCACTCGCCGCCCGGCTTTGCGTTCTGGCATACTTTTTTCCTTTACTATGATGTGATAGTCGTTATCACGATCTCGGCCACTTTCAGCGTGAATCCGGCCATGATCGGCCCGCCCGCGCCTGCATCCATCGGCGGGTAGGTGAAACTCGTTAATATGCCCAGATTCGTGCTGAATCGAAAGTCGCCTACATCGCCACCGTCCGGTGACCACCGGACGCACATGTGTGCCCCACACCCTACGGCATCAAACAGTGCCCGCACGTATTCAAACGCCTCACCAGCCGTCTCAGTATAGACGATGCTGAATACCAATTCGAGCGGTTCTTTCTTTCCGCCCTGGATGATCGCGATGTCACCGTCGAACGTGTACGCCTCACCGCTCATCCGCGTCTGAGATGGTGGGCCCAGAACGCTACTCGATCCGCCGATGTCCGTCCATGACGTGCAAGCACCGCTAGATACCTCCAGCAGTCCACATGCTAATGGTACGCTGCCCGTTGTTTGTGGCATTTTCTGCCCTCCTTATCTGCATCCATTACACGGTTTAACTTGACTATCGATCCCAAGCCAACCCTTTAACTCCTCGCGCCATTTAGCGACCACGCGAGGTTTGCTTCCAATCGCTTCGGCTAATGACTGATCATCCATTTCAAGGAATTTGATAGTGTCTATGTTTACCCTGCCAAATCGTTCAGCCCGCAAGCTCCAGCCAGGGAGTTCCTCCATCGGTGGCGCACTGACAGGCGCGATAGCTTTCTTATTCATTAGAATTTGCCTGATCTGATCTGAATAGAAGAGATCGCCTGGAACGACGTCGCCTGGTTCATGGCCTGTGTCTAGGGCCTTCAGTACTCTGTAAATCATTCTTCAACCTCCTTAGAATATTCGCAGGGTTAACGTGAACCGAAACCCCGTGTACTCTGTCTGGGCGTATGCGAACACTACCCTCTGTGCCACCCAATGAAATGACCGGATTGCTGCATTTCCTAGATGTGGGCAGGGTCCTTCCTCATCCAACTTGTCGCCCAATCTACTTGCCAGGTCTACTGCCTCGCCCCAATCTTCTTCCAACTGTGATCGTTGCCTGACATATAGATCGAGATGCAACACCAATTCTGTCTGTCGCACTCCCGGTATACCCGTCGTTATGTCTATGAACGTCGTCCGGTCCGTCTCAGTCGCCGTGTCAACTTCCCATCGCTCAGGATAAACCTGTAGCGTCGGCAGCGTGTTCATTCCCTCTGTCAGTTGATCGTAGCTTTGCGTTCGCTCTAGCCCTGTCGTCGTCGAGAGCGTGGCTGCTACTGCATCACAGATTGTACCGACTGTTACGATTGCCATGTTATTTCTCTACGATCTTTCCTACCACATCGCCCAAAATTTGATAAACCTTTTCTGCATTGTCTTCTAATGCCCGCTGCAGGAACCGCTTTGCTTGAATTCCTCGTGTGGCAATGCTGATTCGTGCCCGGTGCGCTAGTGCCCCGGCTGCTTGTCTGTTTCCTCTCACTTTCCGCAATGCCCACTCATATATCGGACGCCAGGGTGGCCAAAATGGTCTCGTGCCTAATTCCTGATACGGCGCATATTTCAAATTGCTTCCCACGATCCCCTGTACCACAGTTGGTCCTGATATTATCTCTGGCGTGATTGAGGCCCGCAGCGGCCCGCGGTCCACCGGCGCATTTCTCTTAGCATCGCGTTGTACCAGCAAAGTCGCCTTTGCCATGCCCCCACGGAAGATATTTCCCTGTATGTCCCTGGCGACTTGTTCCATCTTGATTTGTACTTCTTTTAGTCCCTCTACATCAGCCATTTATCTCCGTCCCGTCGCCGGCTTGATATATCGTCCCATTCGTAAAATCAACTCTACCGCCGGGTCAAGTGTTCTATATAACTCAATCACCCCCAACTCTGGACTTGCCAATGCGCTCGCCATGGCACCTTGTTGCCTTTTGTACCAGATTATACTCTGCATGATGCACGCTTCCTGGATGTCGTCTGGTACGGCTATGCTAAATCCCCATCTTGCGGTGGTCCTCACCGTCGGCACACTGCGCCCGTAGCTTTGCGTTGGCCTGAATCCCCGCCGGCCAGCGTATAAACCACTCGTGAAAGTGGCATAGTCCCCGTTGGGGTCTATCATCAGCGAATCGTAAGGCAGATCGTTAAAGTTCGGCGCTTTAGGATCGCCACTGAAAGGCAACCAGTCCCCGTCACCGGCCATCATTGTAGTCGGTGTGGTCCAGGCGGTGTAATCTGTGTCACTTGCTGAGTCCTTCACGGCTACTTCCGTGATCGCTACGCACTCGTCAATCAGTAAAAACGACCGTCCATCGCCGCTGTAGTATCTTGCGCTTGCCGTCAAATCCGCTATAAATCCATCATCAAGCCGATTGCAGAATCGGTCAATTGACCGCGTTGCAGCGTCGAGTATCCGTGTTATTACTACATCACCATCTGTGTTCGTTTTTTGCATCGCTGCTTTGACTTGAGCTAAGGTTGCATACGCCATTGGGCTAATCTCGTTCTACTGTGAGGATGATCGTCAGGTCATCCGTCGCCACATAAGTTGGCGTTCCTCTAACTACCATCTGGCCGTAGAGTGTCGTTCCGTCCAGTGTGTATCCAAAACTGATGTTATCCACAGTTGCTATACTATTATTCACGAAACTGGCATAATCGGCAGCCGCCACACTCAGATGCCCTATGCAGTTTTGCATGTCGGCGTCAGTTGGATCGAATGGCGCATTATCCGCCGCCGATGTGAACGTTCGATCAAACAACACTAAATCAAGAGGTGCTAATTGCTTGGCATTATCTATCACGACAACTTTGGTTATCCTGCCTGTTTTTATGTCTTGCCGGACGGCGTCGCCGAACATTAGCTTTCCCCCAAGAGCATCGCCGCTGGCATAGGCAGTCCCAGCCGAGATAACTGGTACGACTGGTATTCGCCGCACGTCGTCGGATACCCTGACCACAGTCGCGTATCCCTTGGCGTGAGGGTCACTTACGTTGACACCCATCGTCCGGATCAGTCGCACGTCGTCCAATCGAATGTTACTCAATGTAGTGTTCGGTCCCCAAAACCCAACGTAGAGTGCGATCCATTCAACATTGGAAAGATTACACCCGTCTCCCTCTACCCCATCTATGCCACTGAGTGGATGGTGTAGATGATTCCAACCAACCTGCAACTCATCCACCGGTGTCTGCCAATACCAATAATTATTCGGATCCGTGCCCAGCGCGAAATACACTGTTGTTATACCGGTCAGCTTCGACAAATACAAGTAATAGTTTATGTAACTGTGTGTCAAATGACCTCTCGCATCAACAGACAGGTCGTCTGGCACCTTTTGCAACAGCGCGAACGCCTGCGTGGTGCCAGATTTATCGAATTGGATGCTATATTCACCACAACCTCTATGATCTGTGCTGAGTGTCAAATTGGTTACGTCAGTTGAGCCCGTCCAGCCTGCGAGGGACTCACACTTGTCCAATATGGTTTCCTTCAAGCCGACTTGGGCCGAGCCATCGCGACCGATATACAAATCATGCCCACTGTCTAGATCGGTTATGCCGATCTCACCCAAGGTGTTATCTCCGGCAGGTAGAGGCGCGATAATGTCCACTCGTATCTCGTTATCCTCGGTCACGTCTCCGAGGACTTCCAGTATGGTCTTGACATCGCCGAGTGTGACCGTAGCGATTCCTAAATCAGCAGTCAGCCGGCGCAATTTGGCCTGGATACTGCCAGCGTCTCCAGCATCGACCATATCGTCGGCGTTAGTCCCGAACGGGTCGGTCGGCACAGAGACGACGACCACACTTTCAGTGCCACCTGCGAGTTCAACGCTGCCGTCAAAAATCACGATCGCGTGTGTTCCGTCTTCCATATCCTTATATCTTGTCCGCATTGAAGCCGGCACGCCTTCACCTTGTGTCAACACCAGATCGGTCATGTTACTCTCCTTTCACGGGCCGCGAATCCAGACCTCAGGCAGCCCCAGTGCCGTGATTCCAATTTCTCGCAATGTTTTATTGAACGCTGTTCGTTCATCCATTTCATTTTCCATTTTCGATAATGTTTCCTCAATTAGTCTCAATGTGTCTGGTTTGCGGTCAATGAACATTAGGTTTGTATCGTAGGTTATAACTGTAGGGTCATCACCGGTGGCGAGAGGTGCCGCCACAGACCACCTTTCCAGTAAATCAAATCCTGTTGCCAATAATTCGGTTTTGAAGTGAAAGTTTGGTCTCCATATCAAAGTTCGCTCATAGGACAATGCCAACCATTCGCTGGTCGTAATCTTTAGTTTGGGATAGAATTTTCGTAACTGTTTTGCTTTATCTATATTCCCTATTACTACTATCCCCGCTTCTCCACCAATTGGCATTGCCTTCTCTAGATTAGCCACCACCACCAGTCCTGAGACGATCCACTGTCGGGCCAATGCGTTCTCAACGTCCGCCCAATCTCCAGCATAATAAGTTCTGCCGTCTATCATCTTTTTATCTTTGAACCGTACCCACATTCGTTGTCTCCAGTGGTATATATGCCTTACGCGCCCCACTCTTGAATTGTGCTATGATCGGCTGGATGTTTCTCGTTCGCGTCGTTGCTTTCCATTCCCTATATTCCCTAGTCTCGCGCTTTCCTTTCCAGCTTCCTTCATGCCGCACACGGTATGATGCCAGGTACACCGTTCGCCAGCCCAACTTTCGCAGTCGCACTCCGGTCAGTATGTCCTCGTAGCCGTACAGTCCTGGCTGCCAAAAGCTTCCCAATGCCTGTATTGCCTTCCAGCGATATAATGCGCAATTCGTCCACCATAGTTCTCCTGAATCTACAACCCATGGCTCTGACTTTGCATCAATTGACTTGCACAACTGATCGGCCTCACGTCCCAGTCTCGGCACGGCCACGCCACCAATACCCTCGTTATTGTCCAGTATTTGTAACATTGCCTCAAGCCAACCTGTGTCAAAAAATGTCAGATCGTCGTCCAATTTCATGAACCGTTGCCCTGGCATGAGTAATGCCAGGCACTGATTCAACGATTGTGCTATGCCGACATTATCCAGGTTATGAATCCACTCTAGGCCATAATCACGGCATACTCGTTTGGTATCATCGTTGCCACCATTGATGACCACGACGTGCCGGTATAATTCTTTATCAGCCGTCACCTGGAGGCTATATAACGTATTTCGTAGAAAGTGAGCCTTATTCCACGTTGGTGTGCAGATGAGAACCAGCTTCATTATCTCTCTGTCAGTCTTCCACTCTTCAGCACCATTTTGACCTGTTCGCGATCCTTTGTGGTAAAGTACCAGTCGATCATGTCGTGAAGTCCATCAACAAACTGTACTCTGGGTTCCCAACCCAGCAGATCTTCTGCCAGTCGGTTGTCGGCCACCCGATTGACCGGACCCACCGGCATATTAGGCAAGAATTTTAACTCTGCCTTATGCCCAGTGTACCGCAATACCTCTTCCACTGCGGCGCGCACTGTGATCCGTTCTGTCGTGCCCAGATTTACTGCCGATCCGTCGTCTATTCTCTCTGCTGCCAGGATCATTCCGCGCACGATATCAGATACGTGTGTCCAATTGCGCACCTGTGTACCATCGCCCCACACTTCGAATGGGTCTTGTTTGACGAAGGCGCGGGCGATGAACGCGGTTACTGCATGGTTCTCTACTCCGCGCTGACCATAGACTGTGAACAACCGACACGATGCACCTTTTATCCCATATTCTTTACAATAAGCTCTTAGTGTTAGCTCGTTCATCAATTTCGCCCAACCATACATATTGTCGGCATCATAAGGTGGTTTTACTAAATCCTCAGTAAGATAAATTTCTTCATTGGGATTACTCTGTAAAAAATTCGGATAGACACATCCCGACGAAGCGAAAACTATCTTATCTATCCCCGCTAAGCAGGCTTCCCGAAAAACTAAACCGCCTATAAGCAAGTTCATAGCCGGCCCCGCCTGATGCAAATCTACATATCCCCGCCCGCCATGAATCGCTGCGAGATGAAATACCAACTCAATTCCATGCGCTGCATCCCATGCTATCCCTGGCTCGCGTAGGTCAGCCTGGATAAACTCGACTGTCTCTCCCGTCAGATGACGCGAGATATTTTCCAGCCGGCCACTGGATAGATTATCTACGATGCGCACCCGCGCGCCCCGATCTACTAGCGCATCCACCAGATGCGATCCGATAAACGAACAACCACCGGTTACTAAGACAGATTTATCTCGCCAATCATTCATTGTCATTATTTTCCTTACTCAGTAATTGATGACATAACTTTGCCTCATCTGATGTCATGAATTTGAAGGGACACGACTCAATACGGGCCGTATCCCTGAAGATCAAAAATCTGATTCCCTCTCTAAATCAGTCGCAATTCACGCTTTCCGTTTAACATCCTTGGCCTTCTCTGTCGGTCGCCATAATTTTTGTTTCAACGTATAGGCTACGACGTAAGGTCTATAAATATACTCCACCACGAAGGGAACGATCCCTGGTCCAGCTAACATATCTCGTTCAGGTTTGAAATCCTGAAAATGATAGAAAAGGAGTGGCTGACCATTTACCGTAATTTTTCCATTGTTGAATTCATAGTGATAATTGGGATGATCCTGATTCCACGGTGCCAAGTTGCATCCTAGATGTTGCACCACGTGTGCGCCCCATTCTTCTGGCCAGGAATCTAAATATCCTTGTGTGCCGCCTTTCTGCCCTCGTTTCGGCCCTGGTTTAGGCTGACTCCACCAATAGTCCCACTCGATACAATCAGCTAACCACTTCTGGCAGCACGCACGCCCCCGTTCAGTGTTGCGAAAATATGTCGCTCCGCCATTGTAGATGCTTACCGTGTTGACGCTACCTGCGCGGAGTGGCGGGAACCTGTGCGGCGAGACTGCCACGTCAGCACTGCCTATCTCGTCGAACATCTCTTTGAGGCTGTCAAACAACCACATATCGCCATCCATCCAGAAAATATGGCCGATATCATACTTTTTCATCAGATGTAAGGGAAACGCCGGTTGAAATAGCCACACCCATTCGACCCAATTCCGGCCCTGACGCGCGGCCGTCAATTCAGCCGTTTCCACTTTACTGAGTGGAGTAACCGTCAGATTGCTCTGCCCTATTGATTGGCCAACATGAAAGGTTTTATCGTCTAATGCTAACAAGTGTACGTGGGCTGTTGGTTCGTGACGACAAATAGACTCATAGAGTAACAAGGTCCGTGTGAGATATCCGTAATCACTTATCATGGCGATATTATGTTGCATTGGTTCTCCTACATAGAAATGTCCATTGTGCGCCTTTGTTCCCGTCTTTGGCAACGAACCACTCATCGCTGACAACGAAATTGCGGCGCGCCAGGCAATGAATTAATTCTCGCTTGTCGATGTATACACGCCATATTGCCTCACCGAACGCTATCTGCCTTTCCGTTCTCGTTGGTTCGTCGGGCGCTATTAATAGCGTCCGATGCAAGATTAAATGTTTCTCTGCCACTCGGCAGATTTCGTCCAACGCCCGCCGCCATTCCTTGATATGTTCTAAAATCGCGCCAGCCAAAACCACGTCATAACTGTCATCGTCAAAAGGCAAAAGACGGGCATCGGCGAGATGAAACTTTGTCTCAGGAAATAGCCCTTGTGCACGAGCGATCATAGTCTCATTAAAGTCTGCGCCTTCGTAATCAACGAACGAGTCGTATTGTCTCAGTACCTCACGGTACAACCCTACTCCACAGCCTACGTCCAGCAAGCTCAGATGATCGCAATTTAGTATCATTTTGATTGCTTCTAGCACTATTTGATGTGTTCGCTGGACGCCGGCTTGTTTGATGCTCGTTATCTCCCGGATTACAGCGTTTGCCATACGCTGCCCGAGCCTGGCGTTTCGATAACCATTAGTTACCATTTGCTGCCCTGAGTTCATCCTTTATCCGTACTTCCAGTTCTTGACGGTGTTGTTCAATCCATTGTGGATGTTTACCATAATATTTTACTGTGTGACACACACACTGCCCGCCTGGGCCGCGCGTCAGGTGATGGACGCCTTTAAACTTTCGCTCGATCTCAGCCTTTTTCTGGTCGTCACCACGTGTCCAGGGAAGATAGATGGACTTATATCCATCGCTAATCATGTTGCCTTTAGTCAAGTCATTGTAATACAAATACTTCATCTTTACTTGACTGGGGAATACGAACGAATAGTGGAATATTCTGATTCCCACCGCCGCGTCTATTTCCCAATGGGTAAGGTGATTCTTAGTCCGCCACGGTTTACCGTCAGGCGCATTGATAGTTGGGGGCCGATGGCTAGCCCATACCGCACCTGGATAAAATCGCTGAATTCTGTGTGTTTCCTGTGCCTCTTCCCAACCTATCATGTGCCGTTCGAAACCGCCATAGAACGAACGGAATCGAAATGCCACTGAGTCATAACCCTCCGGTCCTAACAATGACAACACCTGCTGGATATTTTCTTGTTTGTACATTTCGTCACTATCGATCTGCCACACGTAATCTGTATCCGGCCTCACTGATTTAATCCATGCATTGCACATCGCCAGTTTATTAGGCCACGCACCCTGTACCAACGAAATTTTCTCTTCTGGGTCGGGAAAGTTCCGGATGATTTCCACTGTCTTATCGGTCGAGGTTGAAACTTTCAACCGGTCAGCATGAAATTTGGTCGGCCCCTCGGCGATGCATATCTGTGACGCCCAGGGATATACTGATTCTAGTATGCCCGATAGGATGTGGTCTCCATTGAACACTATCATCCCAAACGCCACTTTGAGTCCTGCATGTATTGACGCCGATTTAGCTCGTTCGACAAGTTTTCGTGTTTTGGTCCCGAACAGAGGCACAGATGGCATACCCATCATTCTCGATGTCCTCAGTTGGGCAGGGGTTGATTGAACCTGTGCCAGTCTACCATAACGCGCTGCACCCTCAGCTATCCATTTCTCGGCTATTTGATTACCCACCTTAATCCACTCGCCTTTCTCGTGTCGTTTCCGGCCCACCCATTTAGGGGCCAACAGTTGAATCCATTCACTCACGTTGTCCCATACCTTTCTATTAAATCGGCCAGTGTCCGCCTAACATCGGGCGAATCCTGGATTTTCAGATCTGCTATCTCTTTGATGCCAAACAAATGGACTAGTTCGTCCATCAATTCTAACACTACGGAATGATGTGCCTCCAGGCCGACGATGCCTGCCCCAGATACCATCCCGCTCGTTATTAAATCGACATAGACTAACGGTGAATGATACGTGCCCAGTACACGAGGCCACGTCCGTTTTTCTATCCATCGGCGTAGGGCTGGCGTGCGCCATAAACCCACGTCAAAAATTGACAGTCTACTCACGCCGACAAACTCACCCAGAAAACCATCATAAAATTTATCTGGTTCGCGGTTGCTGCTGAGCAACGTCGCACCAATGCTTTTATCGTCGAGCAAAACCTGATGTGCGCGCTTCAGAACTGGGGTATTTATTGGGTGAGCATAAAATATTTGATCGTCTAACAACACCATGATCGTCTCGCCACCGTATGTGCCAAGATATCGACCCAATCTATCCACAACTGTCAACTCTGGAGGACTTATGCCCTGCAACGTCGTTGGAAAATCAGTCGCTGAGACCGTTTCGCCTACGGCTACGATCGGCCAAGGACAATCAGGCCAATGGTGGTGGAACGCCTTGGCAAAAATAAGGAATACATTAGCTGCACATTGATCGCTAGTCATCACCACAATTTGCATCAGCCCCACCTCGCCACGGCTTGAATGATACCTTTTACTCTATCGGCCACACTCTCGTGTGCCGCAACCATGATAGCATACTTTGATTGTTTGGGCCCCTCACGACCTGGAAATACTGGCTGATCGTGCAAAATGTTCATGATCTCAAACTTTTGTTCTATCAAATACTTTTCCATCTCGTCAGGCGTGTATCCCATATCCCACCACGTTCGTCCATACTCAAAAACACAGCACAAGACTTGGCTCTTTTCCATCAGTCCTCGTGCTCCATACAATATCGGCAACTCTGCACCTTCGGCGTCCACTTTGAGTAGCCCCACACAATTGATACCTTGTTCTTTGCAGTATTCATCTACTGTCGTTGTGGGCACAACTAGTGTTCGCTCTACGGCGACGTCTACGCCTCCAGGTTCTATTGGTCGATTGGCCAGTGTAGACCATGCCGCATGGCGATCATCGAACAGATGCAATTCTGCCTCTCCGATTTTATCGCCCAACGCTTTCTGATGCAGGTGCGCGTTACCACGGGGATGCAATTCAAATGTGGCTTTCAGTTGTTTGAACGAGCGCGGGTCTGGCTCAAACGCGTGAACGTGACTGGCCAACCTAGTGAAAAAGTGAGTCATTTGCCCCGTGAACGCGCCGGCGTCGATGACTACCATATTCTTTTGAATATACATCGCATAAAATTTGAACTCTGCCCGATCGGGATGCATCACAGATCCTTCTCTCTCACCGTCGGCGAACAGGGAAAATGTTTCGTTTTATCCCGCCACCGATTTAGAAATTTCGTAGGTTCGCCGTGATCGTCTCTCCACGTCTCCCTCAGTTTATCTTGCACCCGCAGATGTTCTACTCGACAACCGCCCAAGAACACGACCTCGTAGCCCAATTCCCAGATTTTGAAGGACAATTCCTGGTCGCATGAGTATGTCAGATAACCTCCGCTGAACCACTGGACGTAATCACCCAACCAACGTCGCGTGATGCCAAAGTTAGCGTAATATCGATCTAAAATCATTCCCGTCCGATAGCGCGGATCGCTTGCGCCTACGTCTCTAAATGCCAATGCCACCTGGCCTACATCGTGATGTTCAACTAGATATTTGTGTGCCTGGTAGAGGCAGTCTCCCATGCACAGCGCGTCGTCATTCAGATGACACACAAACTCGGCACTTGGCAAACGGCAACATTCGTTCATTGCTTGGCAAGCTCCATACAATCCGCCTTGCTCGATGAGAATTACGTCAGGCTGTCGGCGTAGGTATTCCAACGTTCCGTCAGTGCTCCCGCCATCAGCGATGATAAACTCTACTTTCAATGGATGCGCTGAACTGCGGGCCATCTCTATGGCTTGCTCTAATACCTTTACTCGATTGTATGTTCCGAATACTATGGATAGATCGGGTCCATTCCGTTCCTCTCCAGCCACTCCACACCTTCCTTGCGTGGCGCCGCACGCGCCATATAGTTGACATATTCAATCGCGTCTTCATAGACTGTCAAAAACCGACCGGGATACGTCTTTGCTCGTTGGCTGCCATCTCTCTCCATGCGCCAGCCATCCTCGTCTGCTCGTGTCACACTGCGCAACAATTGAGGCCGCCACAGGCCCGCCTGATTCTGAAAAAGCCAGTTGCACTCCTCTTTGTCAAACTCACCTAGATAGTCGTCGTATCGCTGATTCCAAGGTGCGCTCCCGATCACTTTGACGTTGATGTGTGCAATATCGGGGTGAGCTATCATCTCGTTATAGCAATGTACTAACACGTCGGTTTTGACTGGCTCAGTCAAGAAGTAATCGTCCAGTAACATTAAAAACGGTTCGTCTCTCTGTTTCACTGCCCAGCGGAGTACCTGCTGCGAAAAATTCTCATCAGGCCCAGTCGTGATGGTCGGAAACTCATCCACGATCACCGTTTGGCTTACTACTCTCGTTGGCCACGGATTATCAGGCCAAAAACGACGATAGAACGTCGTGAACGTTGGCATCAAGACGCGTAAGTACTTGTCCGAACCAAAGATGATTACTTCCATAGTTCCTGCAATCCTTCGTAAAACTGGTATTCAGGAATTAACAACTCTTGTAAACGTTCGCCTTCCTCTGGCTTCATGGCGAATTCAGACGTGGACACCATGATGTGCTTTTCTTCGAGTTCTATTCCGATGAGATTCGATAGTTTAGATAGTCCAACGCTGAACTTGTCTAGGAAAAAGAAGTACGAGAGTTTGCTGGCATTTTCTAATGCTTCTTCCGGATCGTACTCTGCCGAGAACATCCACAATTGATTCATCAGGTGTCGCTGGGGTAAATTGTCTAAAAACTCACTAAAATTGTCTTTTGCCCACTGGGCTTCTGCTTTCAGCACGTCACCCCGTATTTCCATCTCCCGAAAGCTCTTCAACATGCGATAGTGTGAGACGACTCGCGGGACCGGATCTCTAAAGCAAGTAAAGGCAAAGGTATCATCAGGCATAGGCAACAACTCGTGCATCGCGTGATGCGAAAAGGCAAAATAAAAATCGCCACGATTAATCTGTTTATCGTCCCAACCTATGATAGGTTTTCCATCGCAGAACATTATGTTCGCCCGTGTCAACCAATTTTCAATCGTGAACGAATCAACTCCACATAATTTTTCCAAGATGGCATGATAGATACTTTGTCCACCGGCTTTACGTATGTGATAGAAATAAATACGCTCAAATTCGGCCTTCGTTTGATGGTCTTTCACTGGACATATCCCTTTTCAATCGCCCATGCCAACGGTTGCACTGAGTTAAGCAGATAATAACTCCGCATGTCACCATTTACCGCCTTGCGATAGAGTTCCTTGAACTTCGCTGCATTAAAAAACCCATGACTTGGTTTTGATCCATTAGGAACCAACGGCCACAATGCGGCTCCCTTTGCTTTCGCTAATGCGTCCGGATCAAGCCGGTTCGCCCAATCGAAGGCGTCGAGTGGTAGTCCGGCATAAGGATAATGTTCTGGGAAATATCGTTGAAAGAGTTCAACCTGCCCCGTCCGTACCTCACGTATCGTGCCGGCCATCGGAACCTCAAAATCGAACGTGCCCTCGTTCAATACCTCGTGTGGCAAGGACAGCATGAATTCAACATAATGTCGGTCGTTATAGATGGGGCCCACAAGCCCACCATACAAGTCACATCCCTGCCAGGCGTAGGTTATATACTGATTGCCTCTATTGCGGGTATGAATCAGATGTGCGTGCCTCGTTAGATCATCACCCTCAGTATTTTGCCAAATATGCGTCCAGATTTCGCGTATCGGTTTCAATGCGCCGCGCCAGTCAAACGTCAGGCCGGCATCCAGGTCTCTTGGTAGCCACGATTTGACCCAAGAATAGCAGCCGGATACGAACCGATCGGCCGGATCACTTTCCTGGCGTAATTTGTTACGAGAACGAAACAACGCGATACCTGCGTGTTCGTCACCGTTCAATCCCGTTATGATAGGCCACGATGGGTTTTCGCGCCCTACTCGTTCGCATACGTCGTAGAGGTAAATCTGCACCGCGCCCAACGGTGTACCATAAAATTCCGTCGCTGGCCGTGTACAATCACGCAGTTGGTTCTGTCCTAGATCAATAACCTTGTGATCCGTCACTCCAGCCAGTCGCGCCGATTCTTTCGCGATGACGACGTCGTGGGCTCGTCCTGCCGGATGCGACAAGGGGAAAGTTCTAGCATGCACCCGTTCTGGCCTCAGCATGTTGCACAGAATGAGTCGAGAATCATGGCCATGAGACAACATCAGGATCACATCGTCCAGCGGATCAGTGTAGTGATGCACTGTCTCGCGCAACACGCTCGCCATTTGCGTGACGTAATCCTTTTTCATCGGCGTGAAATTCAGTGGTTCCTGAAAACTTTGCCGGAAATTGCCATCAGGCGAAATACTCAGTAAAGAGTTAGCATAAAGTTTATCGATTTCACTCCATAGTGTCAACGAAGCGGAGGTGCTTTGTAACATTAGATATCCGGCCAGTCGCCCTGGCCCCAATGTTACTCTGCCCAATCCCCGAATAACCGATTCCTCGCACGTGGAAATCCACGGCACACCGTCCTTGCTACCGTAGAATACCTGCATCATTCCCAATGCATCGTTCGTGATTGTAGCATGTTCGTCTAGCCTGATGATCAATCCTCGATTTTGCAACGGGTACACATCCAACGTCGCCATATCAATATCTGAGTAGCCGACGATGATCGTGTTATCGGAAATAAATTGTGTCAAGTCTCCGCAACCCCATAAAAATAATGACCATTCGTTACAATTGAGATGTTTAGTCGTCACATGAGGATATTTGATCAACCACAGTGGAGCTTGGGGTTGGTGAGGTGTCTTAGTCAGCGTAAAACCGGCTATTTTGGACAATGTATCTTATCACTCCTTTCAAAAATAGTCTTGTCTACTATAATCTTTTCGCCCTTACCACAATGGCTGGATAACGATGAAAGTTTGACAAGAATTCAATTTCTCCATAACCATGCAACGTTAAAAGAGCGGACAAACATAGCCGTGTAAAATGATTACGGTGATAACTATGTTGATCCGTTCGTGTCCCAGCCAGGTGTTGGATAGCGAAATCCCTAGTGCATTCGTCGAGCAACATTTCCACGGTCTCAGACGTGTCAGGGACAGATATCATCAATATTCCATCCTGTTTGAGTAGATCATGCCAATGCGTCAGCGCTCTTACACCATCATTAGGTTGTAGATGTTCTAATGCCTGAATACACACAATTTTGTTGACTGAACCAATCTCATTCCCAAGATTTGTCATGCACATTCGCCGGTCTACGACATAACCTGCCCTTGGCACAATATGGTGAATATCGGTGTATGCCGTCCGCCGCCCGTAATAACTCTTGATATTCGTCCTGTTCGCCTCTACTAAATCAGGACGCTCATCGGCCAGAACACCGACTACGTCGATATTCTCGTAGCCTATCAAATAGATATTGCCGCAGCCGAGGTGCAACTTGGTCTTCCATTGCTCTTCGCCTTCATCGTATAACTGAGGTGTATCGTTGTCCATTATCTCTCCAAGCATGACGTTGATATAGTTGCTGGAGCATTACAATGAGACAATATTCTACCACGTTCGGTGGCTTCCTGTTGGGTGATATATCAATGCTCCGTCCTGTTCTCCTCGTTGGTTCCAGCATTGTGCCAATGTGACGAACTTAACACTGGTTTTCCATAACGCTCGCATCAAGGCCATCTGTTCGTCCCAATTGCGGAACCGTTGCCACTCCCCGCCCCATCTATCAAAGAAGGCCCTCATTTTGTCGTTTTTGGTCCATAGGATGACTCCAGAATTATAATAGTGCAAAAGTCCTGTGCCGAGTTCTGAAACAGTGATCCCACGTTCTCTTGGGCCAAAATTCGTCTCTCTCACGAATCTGGCTGCCTGACCAGGTGCCAGTCCCATATCCCAGCCCGCTTCTAGTAATTTGAACAACGGCGATGGGTCTGCCATGACTCGTGTATCGGCGTCGAGATATAGCGTATGTTCAAAAGGTGTTAGTTCCCATAACTTTGGCTTGACCAGGCCAGGCAAGAATACTCTCTTGCCGGCGCGATGCCCCTCGGCCGGTACGCCGAAAAATTCACCCGGCAATACCGTTTCATCTACTACGAATACCGGCAGATCACATTGCCCCTTGAGAGATTGCGCTGATATTTTAGCCTCTCGTTTCGCATTTTCGCCATAGGCAACGTACACCACACCTCGTGTCATCCTTGCCCCGGCCTCCGTGCCGTACCCCAACGGTGATGTATCACCATCGCCTTGCGCCGTCGTCCTGAGACATTCCATTCGATTGGCAACGCTACATGCCGTATCGGTGTCCGATAAAGTGCCCGCAGAAAGGCACCCTGATCGCGCCACCGAAAGCGCAACCATTCAGCACGCCAGGCCTGAAATAACTTTGCCGTTTCGTCACTTTTACGAAAGAAAATCGCACCGCAGGCATATTGTGTCAGATGTGGTGTTGGCAACACCTCTCTCGTTGCCGACCTTTCCTCTTCTGTGTACGTGAGCATTCCAGCCAACACACCCTGCGCCGCTGTCGTGAGATCGATTGCCAAGGCCACGTCAAAGTTTTGCAGCAGGTTAAATCCACCGGCCAGAGATGATATCGCCACCGTGTCAGCGTCGAGGTACAGTGTTCGTTCAAACGGTGAAAGTTCGTATGTCGCCAGTTTCGCCGCCCGCGCTCCGGGATCGGTGTCCTCGTGATAGACAAATTGCGTCTCTTTGATGCCTGGATCATCGTCTGATACGATGACGACAGGCAAACTGGGATGCAATCCTTTTATCGATTTTACTGAGTCTCTGGCCTCTTTAACTGCTCTATCTCCATACACCACGTACACGACTCCAGCATCGTCAGCGATTTCCGCCGTCATCGTCGGCCCACTATCAGCCTCTCCCTGACTGATCAACTTTTCAGCTAATTGATTGCCAACGCAAATCCACTCGCCGGCCTGGTATCGTTTCCGGCGTATGAATTGCATTGACTTGAGACGTATCCAGCGACTCATTAGGTGGTCGGAGGGACTTGGATAGAGTTATCCAAGTCCCTCCATGTCTATCACGCAATCAGTCGGTCGATATGCGTTACGTCAACCGGTGGGAATCTCGGCACGCGCCGCAGTAACAGCACGCCATACTCTGGCGTCAGCGTCGCAGTTGCCTCGATCCGTATGAATTTAGCATTGACCAGCGCGCCTGCCATTTCTTCAGTCCGCAGCTCGACAATCGCCAGATCGTCATTGCCGTTCACCGCCTGGGCGGCTGTCATCTGCTTGACCAGCGTCCGGCTCGTGCCCGCGCCATCGGTCGCAGTGTAGATGGCTATACGCACATCCTCACCGGCACCAACTGCTCCGGTCATCAGAATAGCGGTAGCACGATGAAATTCTTCCATATCGTACCAGTTGCTATTCTGGCTGCCTTGAGCGGCGAAGTTGATGACGATGCCAATCCACTCAACTTCATAAAACGCCTGTGTAAAGCTACTCATGGTTTATCCTCCTTAGCTCGCCCCGGCACCGGCCAGAATGACGAATGGACTCACTTGCGTCGCGCCGTCCTGATAGGTTAGGGGTTGGCTTAACCACGGTTGGCCATCCACGCGGTGCACCATGCGCCAGCTAGTCTCGTCATATCGCCAGCGGTCGAATTTGGTCGATTCTACTGTCGTCGCCTGGCGATCCCCGATAAGATAATACTGAAAGTCGGCTAGCAGGATGTCGCCAGCGGTACCCATAGCCGGTGACTTTTCCGACCAGATGACAGGATAGCCAAATAGATAAGCGGGAGTCTTTTCCCGTGCGTTTGGCTGCCAGACGTAACTAGGATTTCCCGCTGGGCCAGAGATTTGCACCACAGTACTCAGCGCACTTTGGCTGATGACCCACACACCTTTACCGGTCGGCAGGAAATTCATTAACATGTTGCAAATGTCTGCGTAAGTGATCGTGCCCGCCGTCGCACGGGCGACATTGATCGTGGCCGTAGCGGGAATGACGCCGAGCGGCTGCCCGGCACCGGTGCCTTGCAAGAAAGCGTAGTCTTCCATCCACGTCGCACCGCCAGCAAAACCAAGCGGTCCACTCAGAAACGCCTCCAGGCTGATGGCCGAATCATCCAGCAATTCATCACTGGCTCGCGTGTAGCCGATCATCTTGTGTGCCACCAGCGAGATTTTGCGGAACGTCGGATCGCTCAATGTCTTTTCGTGCGCTTCCTCAGCCCAGTAAAACTGCATTCCGCCGAACCAATGAGGTATGCCAGCCGTGGTCCCGGTCTGGTCAAGCACCGGCACATCAAGTTGCCTGCGTCGCATCGGCAGGATGGTCGCTCGTGGTCTGACGATAGCGTTTTCAGCCATAGCCGCCTGAAGCTCGGCCAGGAACTCCACAGGCACGAGGAATCCACCCGCCGCGCCGGTGCTCTCTACCATGTCTTTGACTTCTGGTTTACTCGACGGTGCATCGTCCTTGAAAACTTTGAGACGTGGATCACGTTTCTGATGCGCCGTCCAAAGCCACGTAGCAAACAGGAAATCGCCCCAGGTTTTGAACTCGCTGCCCTCAACCGGTGAATCACCTTGCTGTTCTGCCTCTACTGTTTGCTGGAGTTCAAGCGCAGTCTGTTCAATTTCCTTAAGCTGTCCGGCTTTCGCCATCAAAGCCTTTGCCTCGGCATGTTTCTCCCCGATTTGCTCTAGCTCTTCGGCGGACGCCTCGGCCACATCAACTGCCTTGACCTCCTCCATCAGTTTGTTGGCTTGTGCCAACATTTCTTTCCAGTTCATATTACACCTCCATGAGTCGTTTCAGTTCCGACTCGGTTTTTTCGATTTCTTCTTTCAGTCCACCTTTGTCCAACGCTACATCTGGCAACTCCAATCCAACCGCCTTGTAGGACGCCTGGATTTCGGATACGGGACGTAATCGATATTGGCACGGGATGGGTGTCAGGGTGTCGTCTACCACGGCGAAAGATTTTAGCCGCCCATCCGTTTCCCGTTCTACCAAATGTGGCGCCGATCCGGGTGAATAATACAATGCTCCGGCTTTTAACAGCTTCTCGACGAAAGCCCAGTATTTGTGGCTTTTATCCAACCAATCTTCGACCCATACGCCAATGTCATCTTTGGCTGCCTTAAGCCGTCTGCCGATGGCCGTCAGGCCGATTTTCGCATCAAGCCCGTGATGAAACATCGCCGGCACTGACTTGTATTCATCAAGCCACAGATTGGTTTCCGGCGTAAAGTAGTCGCCGTCTAGGTCCTTCTGCCCTGGGCTACCCCACAACAACAGGTGCCCGCCGACTACCGCACCGCCATTTTCCTCACGCAGCATCTTTACCGCTGTTAATTCGGCTGCCTTCGCTTCACTTTTGCCAAGTTTGCCCAAGGCTCCTTGCAGAGCACTGGCCACTTTTTCCATATCCGGCTCGTCACGATTGAGTTCACCTATGACCTGCATAAGTTGTTTCTTCAGTGCATCTACTGAAGTCGCCTTATCAGACGAGCCATAACCCAGCCGACCCAACAATTTCTGAAGGACGGTTTTTGCTTTACCATAGTCAGGTTCGTCATCCTCCAGTCCAGCGATGCAACGATTCAACTCTTTTTTGATCGCACTCGCACTGACTGCCTTCTCGCCGGTCGGTGAGCCATAGCCATAGCCGTAATCATTAACTTTGTCTAACGCAGCCCGCAACCGTCCAATCGCGCCTTCGGCATCTTCTTTATCGATTCGTTTTAACGCCGCCTCCAGCGCAGACCTGAGTGTGGCTGCGGCTTTCACCGTTCTGCCTAAATCCAGAAGCTCCAACTCAGTGAGTTCACCGTTCAAATTCATTTCATGCATTTTGCTCTCCTTGCTACTCCGCACATTTATTTTCTGTAGCGGAGCACCCAACGACTCACGCCAGAACAACCATTGCTGGCCTTTTCTCCTTACGTCATCGCGTACTGTGTCGAGTTTGTGTTCGTCGGCGTAAATCTCATCCTGCGTTTCTGGCCGTGATATCATCCATGCGCGCTCATCTCCTACGGGGACGTAATTGATCTGATATCGTCCGTTCATCACGCCTTTTGCGCCGTCGTAAATTATCTCGAAGGCATGCTCGCGTGCGAAAGTCAATTTGTAACGTCCCCAGTCCAAAGCAAAAAATTTTGCACAGTCCTTCCCTGTGACTCCGACGTCTTCGTGCACTTCTGGCTTGTTCTTGGCATGTGTTAACCAGGCGCGAGGCTGTTCTAATTTAAAACTACCGCGCATCGGTTTGTTTGATGGCATTTTGTACAACCGCGTACTCTTTGGCCCTACCTTACTGCCACGCCCCTCATAGTTCGTGAAACCCCATGCTCCATTCGGCCTCGGCGCCTCGTTCCTCAAATCAGTATGATATTGCTTGTTGGCCGCCAGCAACTTTTGAAGGTCCCACTTTGATTCTTCTTCCGTCAGGGCCGGAAAATGCCCGTGCAGGATGAATTTACCTTCACCCTTTATCACTAATTTAGCCCAGTTATCTTTCCAGGATCGCCCAGCCCGTTCTCCTCGTGTCTCCTCCAACTTTGCCGCTTTTGTTTCTGATGTGGCTATCTCCTCTTTGAGGATGTGCTTTCGCCGTGCCAGGCTGATAGCCTGTTCAGTCGTATACGCCGGTCGTGATTTATCAGGGCCCTGCACAGTCGGTTTGCCCCAGAGCAGAATTGGTCTACTGTCCTTGCTGCCGATGACTAATTCCTCACAGACAACGTTCAGTGTATCGCCGGCCTTTACTCTCTGATCTGGGCCGACGAACGTGTTACCCAAGTCCAGTAGTTCTCCAGCCACATTGCTGAACTTGCCTGGCTCGCGAAGGCCAACGTGGTACACGATTCCGTTTTTCTTGCGCTCTGAATCAATGACTTGGACTTTTAGTTCCGCCACCGTCTTGAGTTTGGCGCAACTGTCACTGGATCCAAATGCATACTTTGCATCAGCAACCCGCAGAAACAGTCCTTCTGATAGCGGCCGGCCAGCAGCCCATTTACCCACTGCCCCTAAGTCTCGTTGCCCGCGTACCGAACGCTGAGCCAGTACCGTAAAGTGGCGTTCTGGCAATTTGAGTTTTTTCAATAGAGTCAGGCGTTCGGTGAAAGGTCGTTGGCTGACGTCCTCACCATCGTGATAAAGCAGGTCGTATAGCCAAAAATGTGGCCTCGCTTCCGTCTTTCCTGCTACGACGCCGGCCAGTTGTGTCCGGGCCAACCATTTATCGCCGCGTTTTGCCGTGAATTCACCCTCGATCACGAACGACGGCCCCGTCAACTCAGGCATACCTGGCGGCGTCTTCGTTTCTTTGCTATCTTCAAACCACACTGAGGTGTCGCCATCCTTTGAGATGACTGCCCTAAAACCGTCTATCTTCGGACTGCCCAATAGCGCATGATCGCCTTCCAATTTCTTTTGCGTCCAGCCCCACAGTTCATCCGTTGAAAAATACTCCGTCACGCCTGTCATGCTTGGCTTCATTACTGAGTATCGCTTGCCGGGAGCGACGACTTTTATCTCGGCTGCTTTCGCCGGCTCTACCGCTGTGGGCTCCTTGGCTTTCATCAATGCTCCACACTCTGGACATTTCGTCTCAATGCAAGTTTTGCCTTCCGCCGGCCCACTTTCGTGTTTACATTCCGGACAGACACATTTCTCGTCTATCGCTGGCTTGAACTCTGTCGGTACAAGCGGTGTCTGCTTTCCCTCACGTTGGATGTAATGTCCGTCTACGACTGTAATCAACGGCACATCGCGATATTCGGCCCACTCTAGAAAACCTTCGATCTCTTGTTCTAAATCCTTGAGTCGTGTTAATAATCCTTGTATCTGTGCCAATCGCACCTGACGCACACGGCGGCCAGCCTTGACCGAAACTTGTTCCACCGGGCTCCGCCACCGTAATACCAGATCGGCCATGTGCAGATAATCCGCGTGCGGACCCTGCGGATTTGTATTCCAATGAACTTCAAGCCCAGTCTTCTCAGGATCAAATCGCTTTCGCACTGGCAACTCGATATCCTCTGCCCGTATCAAAAAGCCGGGATTCCCTGCCTGTTCGATCCGGTCAGCCCGTATCAGTACATCGAGGTCTTCTGCCTTCTCGCGCCCCTCGCCCACCGAACCGGTGATGGTGACGATGGCCGGGACAAGTATTGTGTCCTCTGCCGATTCGCTCAGCACGTCGTCCAGTCCCTTACGGCTCAATTCACGTGTCGCTTTATCCAAACCATTTCGTGGTTCGCTTGCATGTTGCATCTTCCGTCGTGCCATATCATCACGCACGAATACATGGGCATTAACTAAGTCTTCTTTCGTCAGACCGTTTGTAGTCCTCTCGCCATCAGCGAAGTGCTGAGACCATAAACCATGCAAATGACGATGCAAGTTCAATAGAGCCTCGTTGCTCTCCTCTCGTATAGATTCCGGTGTAATTTTGGCAATTTCCATCATAAAATAAAAAAGCGGCACTTTTTTGGACGGTGTTACGCTGTCCAGAAAAATGCCGCTGGCTGAACCGGTGGCTGCTATAAGGTTGTTAGATTAGTGCTTGTCTCGCTTTCGTTTTGGCGTGATGCTTCGCTCCATTCCCAGAAAATTCTCAATCGCACCTAGCACCATGATAAGTGCCTGGCGAATGGTTATCAACAATCGTTTCACTTGTGGAGTAGGCTGTTCAATTTTCTCTTCCAACATTACTCCTGAGCCGGCTCATCTGGGAATTTAAATGGCTTATCTAGTTCTATTTTGACATAACCCCGCTGATTCCAGGGGAATGGTTTGGGGTGAGCTGCATTGTATTCAGTCAAGAACTGCTTTGCTATTTCCTCGGCGGAACATATCTGCAAAAGTTCCAGATTGAGATAGTCATAACCACCATTAGCGACAATCCAAACTTCTTTCGTGTCCAATGGCTGCCTCACCTGGGAAGAAACAGTATGCTCTTCGCTTATGGCTTTTATACGTTTGGTGATCTTTTCTGTTACGGATATTGCTAACTGCCGACGGATGGCAAGCAGGAACTCATCCACGCATTCTTTATGCAAATGCAATGCAAGTTTCTGTTCGGATAGCCGCAAAGCGGGAGCGTCCTTCGCTTTTCCAAACGTGATGGATGCGATTATACACTCTTCTTCTGCGACCTGTTCTCCGCACCAATTGCAAAAATATTCAATCTTTTTCATGTCATTTCCTCATAGAAGCCCAATATTCATTTATCAACAGGACATTATTTTTTTCTGCGTAGCCAACATAACAAGAAAATTTGCCTATATTGAGTCTCTTCAAATGTATTCGCTCACGTTCAAATTCAGGCCATTCTTCTTTCTCTTGAGGCAACCAATCTACTAATTCCCCAATCGCTGGCGTTATCTTTGTCACAGGCAAATCCACATCTCTCCGCTGGGTTTCAACAATCCGCAATGAATCCCATTTTATTTCAGGCCATTGAGTCTTGGCTGCAATTCCCAGGATGATCAAAAAATCCTTATACTCGGCCATGTCTTTCGTCTCCTAACGTAATTTTACCACAATATAGCTACTTTGCAATTATGCTTAATGTAGAAAATTCAACAAAACGACTGAAAGAACGACGGCGAATGTAATGAATAACAGTACTATAATTACATCCAAAGGATCGACAGAAAGTATCAAATCCTCGATCTCATTCAATATCTCTTCCATTCTAATATATCCATCCCTCGACGTATTCTATTTCGTCAAATTCGATCAGATCGCCACCAAGTGTCCCAATAGCCGCCTGTGCTGCGCGCAAGTCTGGATTTGGCCCCATCCACAGAGAGTTGTGGGTAGGGCATTGGCTAGCACCCTTTTTTATCCTTCCGCTCACGATATTGCTTCTCCAATTCTTCGTGTATTCGCCGTTCGCTTTCACGGTTTTTTGGCGTTTTGATCCAATCGGCATTTTTGTCTGTGTCGCCGATGTTGACAACTTTTTTGTGTTTTGTCATTTTCCAACTCTCAGTAATTTTGCCTCACTCGGCGTGCTGCCCAGGATGACAAATTCCCCCTCAGTTAAGCAACCATAGCCAGAGCGCGCCGAGCCGACGATCATCTCCACCGGCACGTCCATTTCAAAAATCGTGCCACCAAAACGCGCCGAAATATCTGGGCCTATTGACCAGCTTTCAATCGCGTTGCCCTCGATAGGTACAGTATCTCCTACTTCCCAATCCTTCGTAACCTCCGTTGGCAAGTATACGCCCCGCCTCATTCTGATAGTAGTTCCTGGCCCAAATCCCGCTGCCGCTAATCGTTCTTGGGTATTCTCGTACATTGCTCCCAAAACTGTTTTTAATTGCTCATTTTCCATCAAAGGAGAGTATCTAGGACGTATACGTTGTTGCTCAATCCCCAATTCATATAATTCTTCAAAAGTAACACCATATCCCAACGAATCATTCACCTTTTGTAAAATGAGATCAATTTTGCCTTTTGAAAAATCAGATAGTGGAACTCCAAAGTGTTCCACTGCTGCTTTTTGCATCGCCAAGGATCGCATGTCATCGTCATTGGAGGTCTGTGCCCACTGTCTAATAATTTTGTTCACGCTCTCATATGGTATGCCGCTTCGCTCGGAAATCGCCCTGACTAACTCATCTTTGGCACGTCCCTGGGCGCTAATTGGGGCATCGCGCCAATTCTGTGTTATTTCTAATCCTTCCGTAAACCACTTTTCCATGAACTCAGTAGTATGATCTTCCCCTACTGGTATTTGTCCTGCTACTCCACGCCAAGGTTCTCCTCTCCTGTGCCTCCTTTGTTCCCCCTCCCGCCGCCCAATCTCCGCCTCCATCCCCGCCCGCGCCTGTGCCACCTCCTCTTCCGTCCCCGCAAACTCAGGATAGAATGGCAGCGTCGTACACCGGCACTGGATTGACTCCTGCGGCGGCCCAGACGGATCGCCAGGGTACATCAAACTGAACCCGCCGACCTTGAACGGTATCTCCATCGGGATCGGTCCCGGATTGCCTCCCTCGCTGTACATCTGCCATGCTGCCAAATGTGTATCTCTCGTGCGAGCGTCTCCCGTCGCCAGCCATTCTTTCATCGGCGCGCCCCAGGCGCGATAGAGATAATACCCACCCGTGTTGCTGGCCCGCATCGTTTGGTCACGCGCTATCAAGTCTTTACGGTAACGTGGATTGCGTTCCTCGAACCAATCCCGTTCTTCTTCGGTCAACCCACGACCTTCCAACGTGAATTTTGGATCGAGATACTTGTCCCAATTCAGGTCAAGTTGTTCTCGCATCTGCTCAATCGTCCAGCCGTTCTGTTGTGCTTGCAACAGCAAGTCCCGCAGGTCTTTCTTTGTCGTCTCTAGTACTGGTTTAGAAAATGTATCTACGTAATTCTCAAACCAATAGCCAAAGTCGGTATCGTGCAGGTATGCCTCGCTGAACAGGTTCCTTACGTTAAACTCTATCCCAAACGTAGTGTTGATGCTTTCATCCTGTGCCGTGATTATCCCTCGTAGCACTGGCATGAATGCCCTTCGCCATTCCTCGCCGGCGAATTGAGTCCAGTATTCATCCCAATCACGCTCGACTTTTGACCAACTGACTTCAGCTTTGAACGACTTGGCCGCCCGCAACAATTTCAGCAACGCCCGCTTGTTGGCCAACATCGCCTTCTCCATTGCTCTGGCGAACGCCTTCTCCCAGCCCAACGCTCGGCGGTCGAAGCCCGTTAGGAATCGTTGCTTTTGTCTGGCTGTCAGACCCATTATCCCCAGCCTTTATCTGTTGCCATGCTTTACGTTCATCGGCCTCGGCTTCCGCTGCGCCTTCTTCGGTTCGTTCCGTCGTTGGTTCGGCAAATTCCTGCGTTTCCGCCGGCTCAGGTATCACCGTCACACCACGCAAGAATACATCGCCACCTTCTACTGCTGGCAAGCCTGCCTCTGCACGTCCTTCGTTTACCGTCACCCATCCACCACTCACGCCACCGCTCGCCCGCTCCCAGGCCGCGTTGCGGATTTCCCTGAACGCTGGGACTTTGCTGTAGTCATAGGCCACGAACTCTCCATCGTCGCCCTGGAGATAATATTGATAATCCACCTCAAACAACATCACTTCTGGCACAAGGGTGTCTTCCCAGCAAGCCAGACGAGCTATCTGATAATTGGAATAAGTAGCATGAGCCAGGCCAATACGAGTCCCTACCAAAATCGGCGGTATACCGAACGGGCCCAACACACGGGATTCGTTGCGTTCGTCCAGTTGTCCAAAGCCCATCTCCTCGAAAGTCAACCCAATACGTTTGTAACTTCCGCCCTGGTCAAGTATACCAATCTCCTCAGCCCAGCTTTCGTAGCCACCGTAAATTTCCTTCCAGCGCTCGCGAACCCTGGACATGATAGGATCGGTCAGGGGTGATTCAAATTGTAACAGGCCAGGTACGATGACGCCTTTATCGAAGAACAACTTGAGAAAATGTGTCACTTTGTTATCCACGTCTACCGAACGCGCGCTGGGCGAGAGAGGTGGCAAACCGTCGCCCAGGCCTTCCAGCGGATCGCCGGGGTTGGGCAACTTGGTATGCATTATGTCTTGTGGAGCAATCGGTACGGCCTCACCTTCTCGTAACGCGTCCACCCGCCGACGCGCATCCCAGCCCGACCACGCCGATTTCCCTTCTGGGACGTATAGATAGCCTCTGAGTCCGGCCTGACCGCGTTTTTGCTTCCCAGGTACAACAAACACCCTATCTGGTCGTAAACTGTACATCGCCTCTGGCAAACCGCCACTTTTCGGCCTGTCCATCAAAAGATAGTTGTTGCCTGATAGATTCAAGTAGACGATTGATTGGCCCTGGAATTCAACGAAACTTTGATGTGGATTAGGCCGCGCTATGAGTTTCGCCAATGGATGATCGACATCCAGCAACTCAGGATGCTCCATGCTTCCTTTGTAGGCCCGCAGTAGCACCTGTTGCAGTGCCCGCACTTTGTACATGATACTCTCATAGACTAGGCTGTTGAGGTTGAAACCTTCCTCAACGTAGGCCTGGTAGTCTATGAGTTTCCATTGCGGGCGACCCTCTCTCCAGGTGGGCCAAGAGAACGGGGCGGCCTTGGCCGGGTAGCCATGCCAGAGCTGAGATGACTCGCGTTTCTGAATTGCCTTAATCTCGTCAACGATCATAATTTACCTGTTCGTGGCCATCGTCCACCTGAAAATTGGCCATGTGCCCAGTCCTTTTCGTCTTTATATACCCAGCCCGAAATGCATCACGTATCCAATGACACAGTTTGATAACCTGTCCTACCAGCCAGCCGAGGCTATAGAATGGCAATGCTGAGATTGACAACAGAATTCGCTTAGCCAAAAAATACTCCCCTCTGTCCCATGCGCGCCATGACGACCGCGTCGCCACAATCAGGCGAACGGCCCAACCGTTCGGCAATGGCCTTTTTCTCTTCAATTAGTATACCTGACGTCGTTAACTTCCATCTCGGCGCCGTCAAGTCGGCCAAGAGTTCGTTGTCGGGCGCCAAAGCCAAGTCGTCGCCTAGCTCAGGGTCTAATGCCTCGCGCATCCCCCAATATGCCTCGGCCCTGACATTGCGCATTTTCAGCCGGCCACTTCTATCCCTGGCTGTCGTCGCCTCAGAAAAGTTGAGAGCCACGACGTTTGAATTTTGGCTGGCTAACGAATCGTAGGCCGATGAACCAATGCCTATCACGTCTACGTTGATGCACGCGCCGGCGCTGCCTGGAATTTTGACGACTAGGGCCGCCGCTGCTGGCCCATCCAGGACAGATTTGCCAGGATACTTTTTTAATGGCGCGAACCAGTTATCATATCGCTCGCTGATAACCAGTTGGTCTTTTCCGCCACGTGCTATGTCGGCGCCAATGGCGGCAAGTGGCACATCTGGTTTTTTTCGCTGTTTCCATCGCTCAAAGGCCAGTCTGACCCATTCGGTCGGTATCACCTGCCATGGGTCGTCTGTTACCCCGACATTGAAATCGCCATAGAGCAACTGTGAACGCAGCGGCTCAGGCAGGTTCTGAAGTACGGTGGCATAGTCGGTATTCGCTAGATAGGGATTATCACTCAATTTCGCTGGTATGAACGACCGACTTTTGGGCTTAATGATTTCACCATTATGCTGAAATGGCTCGCCATTCTCAACCTCCACGTCTGCGCCGTCTATCATAGCGAACCAGCGCAGTTCACCAGGCCGTGCTGGGTGAGGGTGTTGGCTGTCTAACCAAGGGCCCCAGTATTTTATTACCCATTCTCCTCTAACGTGGGTAGGTGGATTGCCCGTGGCGATGACCCGAACACGTTGATTTGGGTCCGTCGTCCTGGCCCAGCCAATTAAGAACCGGTACTGAGACTCAGTAAATTCGGAAACCTCATCAAAGGCTTTGAGATCGTGCGATTTACCCTTGTATTTGTTCGTGTCGTGCTCGCGTTGAACACCCCCAAACTCTAGCATCCGGCCGCCGGGAATATCCCGCCATATATTAGTTTGACCGTTGAACCGTGCCACGTCATTGAGCAATTCCCGACTGCGCTCAATAATACTATCCACGCCGGTAAGTTGGGCGTGCTCACGACGGAAGATGATCGATTTCTTATGGGCCAGCATCGCCGTGCCTAACAAAAGGTCAGTGTTATGAGTGACGATAAAATCATCGGTAAGATAAAGTCCATTGGGATGATCAACTCCAATGCATACTGCATTGCTTTCATCCTCAAGCTCCACTCCAACCACACGACGCATTGGCTGACTGAAACCACCATTATACGGACGACAACGAGAACTTTTGCGCTCCAGTCTGAACAAACGCGCCGTATCCTTTCCTTGGATATAAACTTGATATGCCAATTGACAATGTATTCTGCGTCCATCATCGCCGAGATAAAATGGTTCTTTCTCAAACAAAGTAGCCTTAAATCCAAGACTGCGAGCCAACCACTGGACATCTAGCGCGAGCTTGTTTGACACACTACAGAATGAACAATGTCCACGGAAATCGGCGGTGCCATCTGTATCCATTAAACCCTGTAACATCGCCCATCGCATGTCCACCGAGGCACGCTTATAGGATTCAGGAACAAACTTGGATTCTGAACGGCAACCTTGTAAATCTAACTTCTGTAGGGCCCGTACAACTCCAGTGGCACCATTGACCCTGAGTTGCCAAGCTGCATTGCCTTCTCTATCATCACGCACAACCCTCGCGCCTAACCGATGCATTTCCCGTGTAAATGCATCCGAGATTGACAAATCGGACGTGGTCAAACTTACCTTTTTTACAATATGCCCATCACCCAAAATAACACCAAGCACATAGGGATCAATCGGCCACACCCCATCAGGGTAACGATGGCTCACTGTCATGGTGACCGGCTGAGTCAATGGAAGCAAAGGCCAATAAGGTCGCTTGCCCTGCCGCTGAGCTTCATAAGCGCGATCAACACATTCTTTGAGTTGAGCGGTCGTCATTACCCGTGCTCGTATTATAGGATCATCAAACGAATTAGATTCATTGTTGAACATCCTACGTTGAGCCTTGAATCGCACGCTGGCAATCTTCACCAACCAATTATGATTGGCTCCGGCCAATACAGAAGCACCATCTATGCAAGTCACCCGATATAGAGGCACATTCCGATAATGGCTCACTGTGATTACACGAGCAATGCTGCCATCAGGATTACACACCTGATCACCAACCGCTAACTCGCCATGACGCTTAGGGCCAAATGGGGTCCAGACCACGGCATCGACGCTCAGGAGTTTGCCCCCGCCGGCACTTCCGCCGAAAAATAGTTCATCGGCCGGCGAAACGAGTGCATCCAATTGTGGTCCCGGCAAAGGAAGCCACAATGCATTATTCGGTTTCAGGTAAGCCTCCAGCAGCGATTTCAGGAAATTGGCCGAGTAGTTGCTGGACGGCCTCAGCGCGTTGTTTGTCATTGAGGGTGACGTTTCCTATCACGAGGGGTCCACCACCAGGCCCGCTGATTTCTTGTTTTTGCACTCCTCGCAGACCAATTCGATCTAAGATGCTATCAGCGGCACGTAGTTTGTTTTTGTGCCCTAATTCATCCACCAAAACGTTGGCTGCATCTATCGCTGCCTCTTGCAAAATTTTTAAGGCGGTCTCAACTGGCTCACGGAGTAGAATACTAACAGCCTCATAAAGCTTAGCTTTGTTGGGCCACTTGCTGACAGTAGATGGATGAACACCAATTGATTTAGCAGCCTCTCGATCCGTTTTGCTAGTCAAACGAGCCACTACCCACTTAATTTGATCTGGCGTGGCGCTAGCCAGTATTTCATTGGCATTTGTTGGCAGATCTTGGTTTACCATTCCAGATGACTGACCTTGTCCCACTGGCCCACCTCAGCCACGACGACGCCGCCGACGAACGGTTGGATACGAAACGTCGTGTCGTCTATGGTCTCGTCATATTCATCGGACAGAGGTGCGCCGAGTTGTTCTAGCCTGGCGTAGAGGGCAAAGGCCGCCTCAGGGTTATAACGAACGCCGACTCTACGCCAGGCTGAATCCCTGATTTGCTCTTCAACAGAAGTGGCCGGCGGTGCAGGCTCCGGAGTGGGGGGTGAGCCCTCCAGATAATTGTGTATCTCCTGCACCGCCGGGTTTGCCGCCGATTTGATTTCGTGGCCCAAGCGCCAGATGGACGTACCCTTGACCTGCGGATACCGATTGAGTAAGTTAAACCATGCGCCCCACGAGCCGTGTTGGATGCCGAGTTCGGTTATCCAGATGTCCATCGGTTTGGGCAGGTACTTTTCGTACTCGTGCCATCGCAGCCCGCCCCAAGGCTGGTAGATTTGGTGTCCGGCGTCGTTAACGACGTAAATATGGGCCAGGTACTCGTCGGCTTTCATCAGCGACTCGTAGCATGGGCCAGACTTGATGGCCCGCTGAATGTCTCTAGAGGTCGCATTGGGGTTAGCCGCTTCGGACCCATGCATGTAGTAGGGTACATCCTCAGGATCGCCCTCAAAGTATACATCACGGTTGCCAGGCGTGAGAGGCGTCCAGCCTATTTTGAAAGTCGGGTTGACGGCCTTGAGCTGGTCATAGCCACGACAGAACCAATCGTTGAACCGCCTCATATCGTCTGCGAAAGCGCCAAAGCCCTCCCATTGAGAATCACGCGGCATATTTTGTTCGTTGAAGATTTGTAGGTGGCGCTGTGGTTCAGGGATGAAGTCCCACGTCGGCTGGGCGATGAGGCTTTCAACTGCATTGAGATAATTCTGATAGTCAAGTGGTTTGTTGCTGGGGACAAAATATGGTCTAAAGAAAAAATGACAGTCGGGGTTGACTTCATTCAGAACCCAGCGCATGTGATCAGGCTGGAATCCTTCACCGGTGATGAAAGTCAGCGCAGCCGGTGGGACGGCACGAACAACCGACTTTTGACCTTTGGCGAACGGGATATTTTCATTTCCGACATGCCAGCCGACTTTATGTCTAGTAGTCATTTGCCAACCTTTCTGTGATTTTCAGCAGCGTTTTAGCCCTTTCAACTAACTTGAGTTTCTTGTACGTAATATTTCCAATCCCGTGCCCATCAATATCCTTAACTCTAAAGCTACCAGACTGACGTCTTGCTCCTATAAAACAAATAATACCATTAGGCAATTGAACTTTGTCCCACATACGAAAGCCAAAAACTTCGTAAGGCAGTCTAGCCTTTCTGAAAACATGGCCTTTAGATGGATTGGCTTTGTACTGCTGTCTTTGTCCTCGCGATACTGCTTTCATCTTTTCATACCAGCCCAAAGATTTCGTGGGCTTCCCTCGTGCTGCAACGACCACCGCGTCATAAAAGTGAGTTTTTGGTAGCCTCATTTTTATTCTATTGAGTTTAGTAATGTATCCATAGGTCAACATTACAGGTGCTATTTTGGCAAGTCCCCGTAATGTTGCATTCTTGCCTGCTTGTGTATGAGCAGCGGCCTTTAAAGACTTTTTGACTTTCTGCTGTATCTTAGGATAACCGAATTCCTCAGCAGTTCTATTGCCCTTTCTTTGATTGCAATCGTGGCAGGATGTCACCAAATTATCAGGCGTCAATGTCCCGCCTTTTGCACGAGGAATGATGTGATCTACTTCCAATCGCTTTGGCATAACCTCGCCACAATATTGGCAAGTGTATTTGTCTCTAGCCCGAACGTACATCTTGACATTTTCCTGGCCATATAATTCGCCACGTTGATAAGCCCAATTCGGCAATTTGTGGCCCGCTCGCATCGCCTGCGTGTCAAAGTTGGCTACCTCCATTATTATCTCGCTCACCGGCAAAAAACCAGCAATATACTTGGCAACTTTGACGGTGGTATCGCTCCGACTTTGAATACTCGGCGGAAGTCTACCCTTCCGTCTGCTGGCTGCACGATTTTTGTATCTTGGTGCACGATAGCGACATTTGCGACCACGGCGGTTTCGACGATACATAGCCCTCGTTGGCATTCTGCCCTTGTAATTGCCGTCCTTGCCTCTGTAGCAAATATCTGTACGCAGGGCGACCTCACCTTGATAAAGCACTTTTCCGTTGCCGATTGCTGCAAAGCCGGCTTTACTTGCGCCTGGATCTACACCAACGATCACAGGCTGAACATGCTTACTGCTCGGAACCATCAACTGGATTGTAAATGGCTCCACGTTCACCAACTTTGCTTTACTGTCTCTCAGTAAATGCCTTGCTTTCGCTGGACTGGTCGGCATCAATGGTGAATTGTCCTGATGCAGTACATAAACCATTTCGTTCCTTTTGCACACGAATTGTCAAGGAGTGCTTGACCGGCATGTGCGCCGTAATGGTCCCCCTCGCCAATGTCACGAGGCCAGCACGTCTGATAGCGCGTTTCGTGCTTTTTCGCAATTGTCTGCCACTATCAGTTGCAGAGTCCGGAGCTGAGGGAGCACCCCGGAGTGCGTCACATATCGCGACCATTTGGTCTTGGTAATGTATTTTAACTTTACCTCGCAACGTAGTCCCATCAGCAGGCGGCAAACTCTGCTGGTGACTGAGGCTGCTCTCAATGCTAAGATTTCGATTTCGCAAATCTGCCGTATTTTTGTACAAAAAACGATTTGCGACCACTCGCGATATGGGTTATACCATATCCAGCGGCTCCAGTTGCGTCAATGCCAAGAACTTGTGGTTTGAGTTCGGGTTGCAACTGTCTAAAATCAGATCTTAGCATTGAAAGTGAAGAGTCAACGAACTTTGTTTTAAATCCGAGCGGGTTGCAACTGTCTAAAATCAGATCTTAGCATTGAAAGCGATTATCAGTCTATCTGTGCATCGCGTTGCATTGCGGGTTGCAACTGTCTAAAATCAGATCTTAGCATTGAAAGGACAATGGCGGTGGCGAAAACGCGCAAGAAAACTTTGGTTGCAACTGTCTAAAATCAGATCTTAGCATTGAAAGTTCTTCCACTTCAGTTTTCAACCTATTCCCCGTATACATTGGCTAATCCGCCAAGGCGAATATCCACGACTATGTTTCTCTCTCGGCTTGCCATTCCTGCTTCAGCTCCTTGATGAAGTAAAACGTCAGCCAGCCGACTTTATCCCCGGCGCGCACCTTGCAGGCATCACCTTTTCGCTCTAATAGAACACCAGTGCTACCATGTTTCACGCCAAAGGCGATGCCTTTGCCCCAGCGGTCATCGTAATCATTCCAGACGTTGATGACCGGACAGGCAAGACGACTACCTTCATGGCCGTCAAAAGTGATGACAGTTTCGGTCATTATTGATTTGCCGCACGTCTGACTTTCAGATGCATCAGCGTTCCGGCGATAGCCGCCGCCACACCACACCACAGCGCGTGCCAATACAGCGGATCAAATGTCCACGGCGTGTAACCCAGTGCACCGCGCAACGTAGCCGCACTGACCGGTATAACCAGACAAAAACCAGCATACAAAGCACGTTTTTGTGCCGTGGTCAGACCGGCGTAATCTTTCCAGTAGTCCAGCAATAGCGAGATGACAAAACCGGCTATGATGGGAATGCCTGCTTTGCTACTGGCGTAGATCAGCGCCTCGTCGAAGGATGGGATGGCCTCGCCATTGTCGGCCAGGGCGGGAGAGACGACGAGTACCAACAACAGGATTGCTGAGAAGACAGCCAGTAGAACCTTGCCACCGCCCCGTGAATAGGATTTGACTTTTTCATTATAGACTCCTTTCCGTATATGATTCGTTACGTTGATCTTAG